GGCACCCGCGATAGTCCTGCCAGCCAGGGGCGAACACCACAAAATCAGCGGCGCCCAGCAGCTTGAGGCTTTCGCCCAAATACCACAGCGGCGTTGCGTCAGCCGGGGCGTTCTCAAAAAATGAATCAATGAATGCTAAATTTTCGTGTGTTTTCATGTACACATCAGCAATCAAAACCTTGCGCTCCTTGATAATTTCTTCGTTCGTTTTGCCGCGCATGGGTTGAGAAATAAATAGTTTTTTCACTGCATCACCCCACATACTCGGCCTTGTACAGCCCTGCATCAATTAGCTGCAGCTCTGCGCACTTGCGCATGATGTACCATGCGTCGCCGCTGGATACCGGGCCAACGTCCAGCATCCACTGGTTGCCATCCGCACAGGTTTCGTGGTACAGGCCAGCCGCGATCAGCCCCAGTCCCTCGCACAGGGCGCGGATGGTTGCGCGGTCGCCGCTGGAGATACGGCCAATGGTAATACGCTGCTTGTCCAGCTTGTTGGGGGTGGTATCCTCCGGTGTGGGCGCGGTGTGGCCCTGCAGGCCCGCCTGGATCATCAGCTGCTCATAGTCCTTATAGACCCGGTTGCAGTCCAGGCTGGTGCCGTAGCCGGGCACGCCCAGCGCGTTGCGGCTGGAATACTGCCAGATGCCATACGGCAGCGGGCAGGTGCATGTGCTGCTGTACTGGGCCACCCAGATATCATACTTGGACAGCGCCTTGTAATCCAAGCGGTGGCGAATAAAATCGCAGGACGCATACAGGATGCCGTAGTATCCAGCCGCCTCGACCTCGCCCAGGAATGCCTCCACCAGCGCGGTGCGCTGGGCATTGGTCAGGCGCAGGATGCACGGCTCATACTCAATGTCATACGCCACCGGCAGGCACAGATGCTTGCCCTTAATCGCTGCCAGGCAGCAGCGGGCCTCCTGCCGTGCTTCCGCCGGGGTGGTGGCGTAACTGTACCAGTACGCGCCGTACTGGATGCCCAGGCGGGTGCACTCAGCGGCGTTGCGCTCAAACTGGGGGTCTTTCTGGCTGCTGTAGCGGCCATACCCGGCGCGCAGCATAGCATGGCGGATGCCCTTGTCATACGCCGCCTGCCAATCAAATTTGCCTTGGTGTTTGCTTACGTCAATAGCATAATTCATGTATTCCACTTCCTTCATGTTGTGCGCTACGCTGCTGTAGCTGCCCAATTTTACCGCGCCGCTGGCCGTACTGAAATCGTTGTCCAACCAGTTCAGCGGGTTGGTGCGGTTGCCTCTCCACCGCACCTCAAAATGCAGGTGTGCTCCATAGCAGTTGCCGGTATCGCCGCTGTAGCCGATCAGCTGCCCCTCCTGCACCTGTTGGCCCTGAGTCACGCAGAGCTTGCTCAGGTGGGCATACAGGGTTTCGAGGGTGCCATACTTGTAGGTCGTGTGGCGCAGCTTGACCATGTTGCCATAGCTGTTGATGTCCCCCTGGGTGCGCTTGCCGTTCCAGCGGTAGGCCGTCTCCACTGTGCCGCCCTCTGCGGCGTATACCGGCGTGCCCACCGCCGCGCGGAAATCCAGCGCCCGGTGCAGGCTGCCGTCATTGTAGAGCCAGCCTGCGGTGATAATGTGCTGGGCCAGGGGCCAATGCAGCAGGGCTTCTTCATTCTTCAGCCGCATCTTTATCCTCCTTATCTTGTTCTCTTCCACATCCATACCGATAAATAAGGCGGCATGTTGTTGTGGGCTGCCCCGGAACCGCCGGAGGCGACTGTTACGGTTTTGGATTCCCAGTTCGGAATACCCCAGCCACTTGATTGTGTTTGGACATACGCATCCGCAGTGCTTCCGGTTTTGGAGCGTATTACGTTGCTTCCGTTGGTCACAGACAACGAATAATTCGGTAGCTCGCTTTGTGTAAGCGTATGGGCGAATTCGCCCCCAGTACTACCTGCGGGATAACTGCTGGAAGCAGCAAACAGGAAAGTATCAGATATTCTTTCCCACGTGCCACCAAATAGATTTGCCGGGCTTGTACTGTTTACGCTCATGTAAATGCTGCCAATCGGCCAGGCCGCAAGTTTTGCTTCCGCGATGGCTGCTTTTACCGCTGCTGGTGTTGCTGCAATTCCTCCGCTGGTTGAACTGGTTGAACTGGTCGAATCGCTCAGCTTCACGCCGCCCGCGGTCGAAGCATTACCTGTCGGCAGTGTGTACTTGGTGTCGGTTGTTGGCGGTGTGTACCCCAAAGCACTTGTCACGTTCGCCTTTGTCAGGCTGATCGTACCGGAACTCACCGTGATGTTGCTCCCGATTTTCACCCCGCCCAGGGTTGAACTGGTAGCGGCAGGCAGCGTATAGTTACTGGAGGAGGCCGGTGTCATATAGATCTGGTTGCTGTTCAGCGTTCCTTCACGCTTAGCATTATTATACTGGGCTTGCGTCAGGTAGTTGATCACCAGGCTGTCCAGCTTTGTATCAGTTGCCATAATCATATACCTCTCGTAACGACAGCGTTGATCGCCGTCAGTCCACTCGGCAGGCCGGAGAGCTTGCCGTTGCTGATGCTTAGGCTCAGACCGGTGCTGCTTGGGCCGCCGTACATGGCGCTCTTGTAGTACTTGTCGCCCGCAAACGCGATCAGGCTCGTAGTCTGCTGACCCCAGCCGCCGGAACTGGTCATGGTGCCGTAGCCCCAAATCTTGATTGCCCCGTCAGTACGCCTAAAACTAACGCTGGGGTTGGTGTCCGTAATGGCATAAGCCTCCACATTGTTATTGCCACTGCCGCCGGAACTCCCGCCGCCGGCATAAGTTCCTGTCACGCCAAAAATGCTCACACCGCTTTTGATGTTTCCGGCCACCAGGTTTGCATCGCCCTTGATTGTTTGTGTCCCGCTCAGGTATTGCCCAGATGCAATGCTCTGGTTGGTTGTCTTCGGGATGTAAGTTGCTGCGCTTTTTTTGGTCACATCACTGCCAATATAAGTGCTCGATATCGCATTCACGGTCACTTTGCTCAGTCCGTCATATCCGCTGTCCGGGCTTACCGTCTGGGTGCTCTCGCTGGGCGTAACCGTTTTGGTCTGCAAGTTTGGCGTGTTTCCGCCACTGCTGCTCCCGGCATAACTGCCTGTCACATTAAAAATCTTTACACCGCTCTTAATATTGGCCGCAGTCAAATTGCTGTCACCCTTAATCGTCTGGGTCCCATTCAAATACTGGCCGGATGCAATGTTCTGGTCACTCGTTCCTGGCGTATAAGTGGCGGCGCTTTTCTTGGTTACGCTGCTACCGATATACGTGTTCGATATGGCTTCCACCGTGACGGAACTTAAAGCGTCGTAACTGCTGTCAGGATTTACGGTTTGGGTATTCTCACTTGGGGTAACTGTTTTGCTCTGCAATTTTACGCCGCTGGCACCACCGGTCACAAAGCCGCCATGCATGTCAACGGCATCGCTGCCTAAATACACACCCATGCAACTGTCACCACCTTCTGAGCGTAACGTTTGTCGCGCCAACGCTGGCTGCCGTTATGTCAATGGTTTTTGCGCTGCTGCCGTCCCATGCGCCCTGACTGGTTCCGTTCAGTTTGATGGTCAGTCTGTTATTTAGTTTTTCGGCGCTCGTTGCGGAGCCGCCTGCGTTGCTGGAACCGGCATAGTTTGTGGTTCCGGTGACTTTGTCCCCTGTGGCACTGTGGGCGATTACCCCTTTCGGCAGGTCGGCAGCCTGCACCGTATCACCGGTCAGGTCGAGGACAACTTCATCATTAATAACAACCTTGTTTACGGCCATATCAGCCTCCGATCGTCAGGGTTTGCCCGCCCGCGGCGTTATCAACGTATGTGGCCGGGATCGCCTGCACAGTAACTTGAGACAGGCAGTTATGCGCTTTATCGGGCAGCACAACCTGCTGTTCAAAGCTCGGCGTAACAATTTTGGCCTGCGGCTTCATGCCTTCGCTGCCACTCATCGATCCGACAATGCCCAAAACTGTGATGCCCTCACGAATATTTGTCGCTATGAGTTTTGCCTGTTCGACGGGATCAATTTCAGCTGTACCACTACCATCGTGAAAACCCATAGGAATCGTATATTTGCCGTCCACAGTAGTGATTTTCCCGGATACCGCTCCGTTATTGGGCATCGTACCCGTAAGCTTCGCGCCCCGTGCATAGAAAGTTTTACCCTTCAGAACCTCAGCAACTGCGGCTGTTGCATCGCTGGAATCCACGTCCTTGGTGCTGGTACCGACGATAGGGGCACCGGACTTATCATGAGCGGTGATACCTTCAGCCAGCGTGTTCGGTGTTACCGTATCGGCTGTCAAGTCCAGCTTTGTCTCTTTGCCGACAATCACTTTGTTAATATATTTATTTGCCATAATACTCATCTCCTAAAATCAACGTTGTGCCGTAATCGTTGGACACCTCGTATTGCGGTATCTTTTCTATGATTACATCCTGCTGCAATAGCCGCTTTGCGGTGGGCAGGGTCTGCGCCGAGAACAACGGCGTGATGTCATATGGCCCTGCATACTCCGGCGCGCTAACCACTGCGGTGCCTGTAATGCGCACTGATACGGCGCTCTGTTGGGCCACTCGCACCTGGATCATGCACCATCAACCTCCTGGAATAAGGTCGGGCTCATTTTGAGCGCCAGAATCTCCGTCTGCGGCTGGTCAGTGCTGTCCCGTAACGTGATGCGGGTGTCCATGTACAATGTTTCGCCGCCAAGGAATTTGTACGTTTCTTCCCGCGTCCAGGGGATAAGGATGATGTTCTGCCCCGCTTGCCGGGTGCAGTCATCCGGCCAGACGTTGGATTTAATAGCCGGGAAGCCATTATAATTTTTTTGCTTAAATACAAATTCGATCCGGCTTATCTCGTCCAGGCTCATGCCGATTTCCACGGGCAGCACAAATTGCGTTCCCTGTTTCATTCGCTTTTCTCCTAGTTCGGCAGCTTTTCTTCCTCTGTTTTCGGAGTTTCGATGTTTGCCGCCGCTGCTTCTTCGGCGGCCATGTTCTCCCGCACGGCGGCAAGCACGTTTTCCAGAACCAGCTCAGATACCGCAAAGGGGATTTTCGCTTCGTTGATCGCGGCAATAATCTTGCGCCTACACTCTTTGATGCGTTTGGTATCGGTCATGGTGTTTCCTCCTTAAAGCCGCGCGTTCACGGCATTTTTCAGCGTGGCAATGGCCGCCAGAACCTCTTCGTCAAGGGCCACAAAAGACCCCCGGTTGTTCTGGCTGGTGATGTTGCCGTTACCGTCCAGTTCCATGTAGGTGTAGCTCACGCGTTCGCCTTCGGCGGTCGTAACGACCGCCACGCCAGATAATTTCTTCATGTTAATCCCTCCGATTCATCTAATAGAATGTCTGCGGTTTCATCTGCGCCGGTGTCCATAGCTAACAGGTCATCTGCGGCGATGGTGCTTTCATCCTGGGCGCGGGCGGCGGTGCTGGCGGCCAGCTCAATGCCTGCCGGATCACCGGCAGGGTAGCTGCTGTCACTGCGGTCGGCATAGCCGCCCTCGTACCCCTTCTGCGCCGCCATGCAGAGCCAGGCAAAGCACTGCCCTAGTGCGCCATGTACAATGGCGTACTGGCCGCAATCCTCAGCCCACAGGTGGCCGGTGCCATCGCAGTCCGTCAGCAGCCAGGTCAGCTGCCCATGTTGGGCCACCGTCTCCGCATAGCGCGGATCAGGTACGATCAGGCACCAGCCTTCGGGGCCGCACTGGCCCTTGCCCCAGTCCGCAAAGGTTGGCAGCGGCGTCTCAAATGCGGCCATTTTCAGCGCGCCGAAGCTGGTAGGCACCACGCGGGATTTGCTGCCCCAAACGTCCAGATTGTGTACATTCAGCTTGCCGGAGACACCCACCCGGGTCGTGTTAAAATCGGCGTCGCTGTCATCGCTGCGGTTGTAGGTGATCTGCATCCCAACGTAAGATGTCGGGTTGAGGCCGTCAACCCAGCCGTACTTGGCGTACTTGCTGCACGCCCCAATGTAGGAGCTGCCAGCCTCTGAGTACAGCACGCCGGTCAGGCCGATGCTGCCGGTGTTGATGGTTGCATACCATGCGATGTGCCGGTTGTCCAAAAATACGCGCTCACCGGCCTCGGTGCCCATACGTATCCAGGCGTTGTCCAGGTCGTACACGGTGGTGTAGTTGAGGTTATGCAGCTGCCCGGTGGTAATGTTTCCGCCGTTGATGATTGTCTTATCCTGGTTCCAGGTACTCAAATCCGAAAATGTCACAACGCCGGATAGGTTGATCTGTGCGCTGGTGATCTCTGTTCCGCCTGCCGTCAGCTTGATGGTGCTGCTGGTTCCGCTTGTGCTGGCCGTCAGCTTAATTTCGTTCACAGTCTGCTTGATCTCGGTTTTGGTTTCGTTGGCGGTCAGATAGTCCCCGGTGCTGGCCGTCCAGGCAGTGGGGGCGTTGCCCATCTGCACCATGGGGTGCATGATGGTCAGATCGTTGGTAACGGTGGCGTTATCGTTCGCGGTACTCACAAACAGGCCGTCTGCATAGCCGTCCGCGGTCGCCGTGAAGGCCGCCCAGCGCAGCTTCCAGCCGTTGTCCAGCTCAATGTCCTGCTGGGCCTGCTTGAACGCGGAGCCGTAATAACTTTTTGTGCCGCTGCTGTTCTTGGTCTCAAATTGTAAAAACAGGCTATCAGCGCCAGAATTGAGCTTGTACAGTACGCTGGCGCAATAGGTCATGCCCTTGGCAATCACGAGCGTTTTGTCCGCACCAAAGTGGAAGCGGGTGTTCCGCGCCTTATTGGTCACTCGAACGGATTCACCGCTGATCGTGTATGTTCCTTTTTTGCTCAGGTCATTGCCGCCTGCATCCAGGGTCGCATTGTTCCAGTCGTCGGTGCCCACAATAATATTGTTACCGCCGGTGATCCGCTGCGTTACCGTCTGGGTAATGCTGTCGGCTTTCTGGTCAATCGCGGATACTGATTCTTTAACGGTTTTGAATTCCCGCTTTGTGCTGTCCAGGTCGTTGGAAATGGTTGTCGTCGTTTCTTCCAGACTGCTGACTTTTGTGCTGATGCTATTCGCCTTTTGGCTGATGCTGGAGACATCCTTTTTCAGGCTTTCCACCGTTGCGGTGGTGGCGTAATCCTGCAATTTGCTGTCAACGGCATCATTGGCAGCGCTGGTAGCGGTGTCCTTCACGTTGGCCGTTACCGTTTCAGTCACTGACTTGGTGACTTCGGTTTTGATCTCGTCAGCGGTCTGGGAAAACAGGCTTTTTGCGCTTTCCTGGGTCAGATAGTCGCCGGAGCTGGCGTTCCACGCGGTCGGCGCGTTGCCGTATTGCAGCATGGGGTGCAGCAGCTCAAACTTGTTGGTGTAACTGCCGCCAACCCCCGCCTTTATGCTGCCGCAGCCAAGCTCGACCGTTTTCAGAATACCGGTGCTGCTGGGTGTCCAGGTGCCATACCGCAGCACCCAGCCGTCTGTCTGCTTAATTTCAATCTGGTTTTCGGTTGTTATGCTGGTATAGTAAGAATTTCCGTTGTCGGCGGCATATATAAGGCTCAGGCACAACCCGTCGGTGCCGGAAATTGGCTTGTACATGACAGACAGGCACAGGGTAACGCCTTTGGTAATGCGAGCGCCAACGGTGTTGAAAACAAAATACCGATTGGAGTTTGCGTTTGTCACGGTCGCGCTGCCGGTATCGTTGTACGTGACCGAACTGCCGCTGACCTCGTTGCCTTTCAGCTTGGCATTCTTGAAGCTCTCACTGCCCAGGATCAGGTTGCCGCCGCCGGTGATTTTGGTATCTTTTTTCACCTCAGAGGAAAGCCCGTCCACCGTTGCTTTCAGGTCGGTATACTTTCCGGTCAGGTCGCTGGCCTTTACTTCCAGGCCGTCCACGCTGGTTTTGATTTCCAGCATCTTGCCGGTCAGGTTCTTGTAGCTCTGGCTGTTCACGGCGCTGGAACTTTCCCGGCTGGAGCTGCCCACGCTCTCAAAGCTGGCTTTGCCGGAGGAGATCGTGGCGCTCATCAGGTAGGTGTCGAACTCCCGCCCGCGTGCGTCCTTAACATGCACGATCTGCCCGCAGGCAAGGCCGGAACTGCTGGGCACCGATACTTTGCAGGGGGTGTAGGTCACGTTTTTCAGCACGTTGTACAGGTTTTGGACAACGCTTTTCAGGTTGGCTTCGGTGCCGGTCGTCAGCAACAGATTGCCCTGCACTGCGTAAGTGTTGGTGGCAGTGGTGCTGTCGGGGTAGATGACCCCCACGTCACTGTCCGACTGCCGGATCTGGACTTTCTCAATGGCCTTGACCGTGTAGTCCTCGTAGCTCAGGCTGTCAGCATAATAGGCGGTGCTGTTGCTGGCACCGTCCGGGGTGATTTTAGCAGTGCGGCGCTTGTCTGTGTAGGTCAAGAATTGCAGCTTGCCGTCTGCATTTATGTGGGCGTAGCAGCCTGCTGCTTCCGCCGCCCAGGAGATGATCTGGCGGCAGGTCAGGTCGTCCGCGTAGAACGCCTGCACGCTGTAGCTGCCGTTGATGGGCAGGCTGCTGATGGCAAGCGCGACCCCTGCCCGCTGGCAGGCCAGCTGAACCAGCTGCCAGATAGTTTTGGGGAACTGCGCCTGATTGGCGTGCAGCCAGCCGGAAAAGTCCACATCCAGCTTGGACATGGTGTCGTAGGCGACTACTTTATAAACCGTGCTTGTGCCGGATATTTCCCGCATAAGCCCCTGATAATTTGGCTTTTCGCAATAATATATGCCGACTTTTGTTTTTGTGCCGCTGTCATTCACCCAGTACAACGTAAGCACATCGCCTTTTGCAATAAGATTGTCATCCTGCGCAAGGTATTCGACCTCTATTTCGTCTGTGCATGCGCTTCCAATCGTGAATTCCTGGCCTGAATTCAAGGTCTGCGTCAATGTGCAAGACAAAATAAGGGAAGAATCAATCTCTGTCCCATCGCTTTTAACAATCAGGTTTTTCAGCATTGATTCTTCCCTCCTTTACATCTCTACCATGTCAAAGGAAACATCGGTGTATAATCCGCCCTCGCTTGAACACAATGTTTCGTTGTACAGTTCATATTTGCAATCACCTGTATAAGCAGACATCGTGCATGTCTTTCCCCTGTCTCTGAATGTTGCGGTATATTCCTTGCCCTGAACAAGCCCCACAAGCTCGTCCATTTCGTTTCCTGTCATGGCATTGTATTTGATTGTGACTTTGCGCAAGTCCCGGCGCAGCCAATCAATATGCATCACGCCATCCTCTGTGCGGCCGCTGTTGGAGCCGACATAGTTCTCATGCGTGATTTCACACCCCTGCGGCTTGTACAGCGCAGTTCCGTTGACAGCCCAGTAACCTTTTGTGTCTTTGGTATTGAAGCTCATATTTCCCTCTTAAAAAGCGGGGCTTCCTGTTCTGATTTGTTCTCGGTGCGCTTCATCCTTAACAGCGCGGAATACCTCTCTGCCGTCGATGACAACTTTGGTATCGCTGTTGCGCTCCATAATAGTGCCAAGCGCACGAATTGCTGCAACAACGTCTGCGGAGCCATTTCCGGTGCGGTATACCTGCCCAGAAGAAAACTGCTTCCCGGATACTTCGACATCGTGTTTGGAAACGACTGTGCCCTCCGCGCTGACATTGACAGGTGCATCCGTAAGTTCCTTTTGCATAGAAGCACTAAGCCCTGCAACCTGGCGGATAACGCTGTTCTTGTTCCGTTCAATGCCGGATGCAAACAGTTTCATCATGTCAGGCATCCAGGTGTCAGCATCAGCCAAAGGGCCTTTATCAGGAACAGAAAAATGGAACCGTTCACTAATCCATTTCGCCGCATCTTCAAATCCCGATTTAAGGACTGTCCACGTATCGACAAAGCTATCTACAAAAGAGGAAGCGAAATCGCTGCCCCATTGTTTTGCCTTCTCTGGAAGGCCGGACAGTGCATTGCCGGAACGGGTTGCCGCATCTTCAACGCCAGATGCGGCATTACTTGCAGAATCTTTTACCGTTTCCGCATTTCTTCTTGCACCAGAATTGATATTGTCAAAACTTGCCGCATAAGTGCTTGCTGTATTGTTTGCACTTTGGGTCATTCGTTCTTTTGCGTTTTCTGCCGCACTACTCATTTGACCCGTGCTACCCTGTACGCTTTGTGCCGCATCCGAATAGCTGGAACTGATTGTTGCAGCGGAATTTGTAGCAGACGTTGTTATATTACTGTTGGCACTTGTTACTGTTCCGGCAGTCTGATTTGCAGAATCTCTTACCTGCGCCATAGAAGTATCAACCTGATTTGTAGAGCTTGTTACAGAATCAGCCATATCAAAGTTCCCGCTTTTGATATCCACAAGTTTTTGGGTGTAGGTATCAATCGCAGAATTGGCATTTGTAAGGGCTTCTTGCTGCGCCTGAACGTCACTTGTTGCGGTTTCGTAGGCTTCGTTCGCTTTGCTCAAAGAATCGGACAAAGCGTTATATTGCGCATCGAGACCCAAATCAGCCAGCATTTCACCCCATGTGGAAAGACCGTCACGATAATTGCCAAGTGCCGTTGTTGCTGTATCGACTGCTTCCTTGCTCGCAGCAAGGCGGTCATTTGCGGCTGCAAGGTCTTGTTCCGCCTGAATCTGCGCCTTATATGCACTTTCTAACAAATCCTGCGCTGCTGCGGCGTATGCGGCCTTTTCAAGGCTTTCGATAAGGGCGTTTACATCGTCACGAGTTTCAAGCACCTTTGTTCCGGTTTCGTCCATGTGCAGCTGCAACCCTTCCAGGCCCATACCATTAAGGTATTCTACCTGGGACTGGAGCTGCTGCACTTCAAACGCGGATTTGTTTGACTTTTCGCTTAAATCGAAAATCGAATCGACAAGGGTTTGAACGCCTGCATACTTTGTTCCGACATCAGAAAAACTTTGAATTTTTTCGTTAAGTTCCTGCTGGTTATCCGTTGCCCGCTGAATACTTGCGGTGGACTGGTCGATCATGTAATTCAAGGTCTGGCAGAACTGGCTTTCGTTCGCCATTTCCTGCCCGGCTTCCTGCATTGCACTCCTGTATCCCAAAAACGCACCGGCTGCCGTTCCCACCGCTGCAATCACTACACCAACCGGGCCAAGCACAATGCCGCCGATCGTCCCAAACAGGGCAAATGCAGCCACACAGTTTGTTGCGGCGGTTTTCAAATCCATTGCCCCCTGCCCGAATTTTTTCATTGCATCATAAGCAGTGACAAAGGTTCCGACCGCTACAGCAACGGCAGTAGCTACTTTCGCCCATACCGGGAGTGCGCTTCTAAACGATTGAAGCCCCAAGGAAAAAGACCTCAAAAAACCAGCCCCGTACTCTAGCGATGAAACAAAAACTCCCGCAGCTTTTTTCAATGCTGCAAAGACAGCGCTTCCCGCAGCGGCTTTAGTAATAAAATCCTTGAACTTTTTCAAGAATTTGCTGACAGCTCCAACGGCAAAAGCCGTTAATATAGCAGCGCCAATACCTTTTATAAGTGGCATAAACGGTTCAAGCACTTTTTTGATGTTCTCAAAAGCCTTTTGTAACTTTTCAACCCATTGCGTAACCTTGCTGTTTGCAAGGTTGGCGAACATGTCATAGCTCGGAAGGCCAATGTCACCTAATCCGCTTCCACCTCCGCCACTACCGCCACCACCGCCGGATGACTGGTCTGGTGCTTTATTGAGTTCATCGAATCCGCCGATCAGGTCATGCACAGCTTTTGCCGCAGAACTTGCGCTCCCACCGACATCATCAAGCCCGCTGCTAACGCCCTGTGCAGCACTTACGCCGGAACTCTGAAAATCTCCCCACTGAATCGTATGCCCAAAAAGTGATGCAATCGCGCTGATTGCCATTCTGACAACCTGAATAAAAGCAATCAGGGGCGGAAGAATCGCATTGATTGCGGGGATAAGCACCGCGCCCAGGCTTCTGCCGAGCAAGTCAATCTGTGCTTTCAAAATGCGCATCTGGTTTGCAGGCGAATTCAATGTGCGGCCCATATCGGTCTGCGCATTTGTTGTCTGCTTCATGATAGCAATATAGCGCAGCTGTGCCTTATCTGCCTGAGACAAACTGTTAATGCTTTTATTGATTCCCAAATTGTACAATTCTTGTTGCAATCTGGCGTTGGAAATATCAACGCCCAATCGGCGGATAGGTTCAAGCTCACCGGAAATGGCAGCTTGCAATTTCTGGAACGAATCTTCTGTACTCAGATTGAAGAAGGAAGCCATATCATAGCCAAGCTGTGTGAGGTTCTGGCTAAGAATGTAGGCTTTATCGGATACCATGCCAAAGCTGGTTGTAAGGTTCTGGAAAACAGCCATATTCCGCATGGCTTCACCGCCGTCAATGCCAAGCAGGTTTTCCATCTTTTGCGCAAATCTGCCGCCGCTGCCAGCCACATTGCCCATCGCCACAGCAAACAGGTTAATATCTTCTACGTACTCGCTGTAGTTGGTTATGGCACTTTCCAAAAGTGTGTTAGCCTTTTGAATAATTGCTACCACGCTGGCCTGTGAAAACAGATTTTTCAGAGAAGAGCCAAGCGATTCCGTCTGTGCAGTCATATTATTGGAAACGCCTGCTGCCTTTTTCATTGCATCAGAAACTTTGTTTATTCCCGATACAGCGGAGCTTAAATTGCTCATATTGGACAGCTTTTCATTCAGTTTTTCCAAACTGTCAATAACAGTCTTTAAGCTACCTGTTGAAGAAAGAGACTCTATCGCCTTTCCCAACTTTTTGATATTAGCTGTGGCAGCTCCTGAATTGGCTTCAATCTCGATTGTAAGTTTATCAATCTGTACGTCAGCCATTGCTTCCACCACCCATCAAACTGAATTTCTCAAAGAAACGTCTCTCCGCTTCTTCTGCATCCCTTATCTTTCTTGCAATCTGTTCTTCTTCCGTCAGCGCATACGGCTCTTTCGGATACTGCATCGGTTTGCGCCCTTTCGGGATAAACGCATTTCCGATCGTGGCAGATATGGCATCGGCAATATACCTGCCCTGTATCCACGCCTTATAATTCCATTCCTCAAGCTGTTTTTTATGCGCTTCACGGTATTCTCTGGCAAGTCTTGGATAACCATTCCAATACTCGTCAGCGCTCATGCCGAGTGATAAATAATAAGGGGCTAGTTCTTCAAAAATCTGGCCCCATGTTTTTTGATTTTCGGGAAGATCGTCGGTCAAGCAATCTCCCAAGTCACCTTTTTTCCATCATCTGCAAGGCTGTTCATTGCATCGCCGTAAATATCGGCCAGTGCGGCAAGAACATTATTCTTGCTTTCAATGTCCATATGGTTCCAGATGTCGTCAATCACCTTGCGCTTAACGCCCTTGCACTTTGCCAGAAAAGCACCGGCAAACATCTTATCGCCCTGAACGGTGGGCTGATGTGCCAACATCTGGATGTCAAATCCGGTGTTCTCCATCTGCTTGATAGTCTCGCGGGTATAGGTAAGCTCGTAGCTTTTGCCTTCAAAAGTCAGTTTGATAGCGTCCATTTGCGTTTTCCTCCTCAAGAAGTAGCAACAGTAATGCTTTCGGTGAATTCAAGGTCAGAATCGTTGGTAATGACGATATTGAACTGAATTGCATCATCAACGCCTTTTCCGGGCACAGAAACACTGTGCTGGCCATGCCATACCCAGCCCCAGCCATTACGGCTACGCACCGCATAATAGGCCGGTGTATTCGCCGTATCCTGTACTGCTTTCAGGTTGCCCGCATCGGTGTCGACAAACGCCGGAAAGGCACGCGCAGAGGATTTCGGCAGCGCAGGGATGTTAGCCTGCATGGTGTGCATCAGTGTGGTAACGTCAATGGTATCTGGGTCTTCGATCAGGTCAGGATATTCCTGAATCCAGCACAGCTCTTTCAGGGTAGTCTTGGAATCACCGCGAAGCAGCTGTACGCCTTGGGTACTGATAGCTACATGTTCATTTGCCATGTTTTCAACTCCTTATCATGTCCGGGTCAAAACCCCGTCTTCGGTCATTCGCGCACGGTACGTTGTTTCCTTCCGGTACGCACTGTTTTGATACAGGTATCCGCTTGCAATGTAACTTTGCCGAGTGAAATTCAAACTGTTGGCTATCTCGTCAATGCACATTTGTATTTTCCGGGCCTGGCTTGTTTTTGTGTTCCCCGTTGTGTAAACGCGCACGCGGATTCGCACATTCACAAATCTGATTCTGCCGCTGTTGTCATGGTCTGTCGGCAAATCATCTTGTTCGATTTGAACGCACGGGAAACTGGGTGGCTGGTCGGTAATTACGCTGCTTAATTTAACGCCGGGGAATTCTGCTTCCAGCTTTTGCGCAAAGAATTCAAAAATCTGCGGCTGAAAATCCTCTGTCAACGCATTACCTCCTCCCACACGGTTTTTATACTTGCAGCCATCTGGGCCGCGCTCTCCCACATGGCACATGCTGGCGGGTTGCCCTTTGTCCGCCAAACGCCGGGCTTTTGCTCGCCCTTGCGGTTATACACAGGCTGTGCCGTTGGTCCTGGAACGCCATCATAAACCCACCCATTCGGGTTTGAACCTTTCCCATCGCCGTATGTTCCATGCGCATACAGCCCGCTTGGATGCTCTGCAAATGCAACGCCTGTGCCAAACTCAATAAAGCCAACGGCCTGCCCGGTGGCGTAAATCGTGGCTTTCTTGCCGTGCTGTTCTACTTGAACCGCAATATCGCTCATGTCACCATCATAAACGGCGGCAGTAAACCGTATCTTGGCAACTTCTGCCCCCATTTCTGACAGTCTTTTTACAAACTGTTCAATGCGGGTTTCCAGCGTTTTTTGCCAGTTCTCGTATTCCTTTATCGCCTGCTCTATGCCTTTTTCGCTTAGCGCCAGCTTGATTTTCATGGCACGATTTCTTTCATCGCATACAATACGCCGTTTATGGTATCTGCCTTTTTGGTCACAACGTAATTCGGGCTTTCGTCAGAATCCCGGTTAATCCAGATAAGCGTTCCTTCCCGCAAAGGGCAGTTTGTGTTTGCCGTGCAGGCTGTCCGGCTGTAATCTGTAAACCCGCCAAAAGCGGCGGCTTCCATTGCGCCAACAGCGCCGCTCACGCTGATTTTCAGCTGTTCAGCGTGTTCCATGATGGGCTGTTCCTCGCCGGTGCGGTTGCCGTACTCATCTTTCACGGCGGCAAATCCGCTGCTGTTCTGATACCATATCGTCTTTTGATTGGCTTTCAGGTCGCGCATCAGCTGCCAACCTTTCCGATCGGAACAATTTCTTCCAACAATTGCTGCGGCACATCTTCGCTGCCCCATGTGCGGTTGATTCCGCTTTCACTGTGGCTGGTTTCGTATTCCGCGCCAAGTTTGTTGTACATTGCCAGAGCAATGCGGAACTGCAAATCGCGGTATCGCTCTTCCAGCTCACCGCCGCCAAAAGGATAACGGCGGGCCAGTATGACAGATTCCGCGCTGTCAAGCAGACCTGACAGCAGTTCTAAATCATCATCGCCTGTACGCTTTAGCAATCGTTCAAAACTTGTCATATTGTCACCCGCCGTTCATCAAACTTTCGGCTTTCTGCCCCGCCGGTGTTCTACCACAGGGGGTGTTTCCGCCTTTTCGGTTATTACTTTCCCGTATTTTGCCATTTCGGCACTGTCCTGGTCGGCAATCTTCACCTTTTTCCCGGTCACACAAAGCTCCCCACCGTAAAATACTGCATAATCGGGAATCAGCCAGGTCATGCCGTCACCTTCATAACGGCAACTTCGTCCATGCGCTCAAAGCTTGGCAGCACGATCTCGGAAGCGTAGGTGTTTACGTTGACCGGATGCACGGTGGTTTCAACCGTAATGGCAACGCCGGTGTTCACAATGGCAACATCTGCCTTGCCGGAACCTGCCAGGTCGGCTTCCTCCGGGGTGGTGCCGTAAGCGGTCTTGCCCAGTGCGCCCTCCGGGATAAAGCTCACATAGCCGTCCGGAACAAACTTGTGGCTTGCACCGCTCTCATCGGCATACAGCTTGTCGTAAATCACGATCTGAAGGCCGGTAGTGGATGCGATCACATCTTTGGCTTCATCGTTGGTCAGGTATCCCATACTGCGGCCAGTTACGGTCAGCCAGCGATTCTTTACGGCATCGGTGGCTTTCATCAGGTTGAACGTGGTGGTGTTCATCACCATGTAAGCCAGGGTCACACCGTAATTGCTTGCCATCTTGTCCTTGATGGTCTGAATCTGCTTGAACGGGTCTGCGGTGGAAGTGGCAGTCCACATGTCAGTGGTGGTCAGGGCGGTGTAATTGGTGCCCTTCCACTTGCTGTCAGGGTCATAGTTGTAGGTGTAGTTCACGCCATTGGCCTTGATGGTAATACCCATTGCGCCGTCCTCCGGGAACAGCAGCTGCATGCGCATGCGTTCCGGCACAACGTCAGCACCGGCAATCAAATCCTGCTGGTCATCGTAAATGCGGTTGATGACATCCGCTGCATAGGGGTCATTGCTGCTCTGGGCACGCAGAATCTCCTGGCGGTCTTTTTCCTTGATCTTGTAGCCCTCGCGGAAAAACGGCATCTCGGTTTCCAGCTTGCTCACGCCGATGCGGTCACGGAAAGTGGCCTTTGCATCAAAAGCAGAGGGTTTCAGGGAAACAGGCAGGCCCTTGTGGCCCTTAATCCATGCCAGGTCAAGGCCAGCACGCTTTACAGAGGGGAACAAACCGCTGCCCAGGTACGGGATTGCGTTGGAAGCAGCTTCGGTATAGTTTGCCGCAATGATTTCAGGTGTAAAAAGTTCAGTAAGGTTCATGTTTTCACCTCCGTTATGCGTTCACGCCGGTATTGGTGCGCAGGATAATGGTATCCGGCAGGTCAGATTCTGCAGCAAGGTCGGTACCGCTGTGTGCCTTTGCCTTTACTGCATCAATCACGCCCGCAACCAGCAGGCTGCCGTTGGGGTTTTCATCCGGGTCAACGTCATACAGCACAACGCCAACGCGGCTGTCAACTGTCAGTTTTTCACCAGCCTTTTTTGCGGTGGTTGTGGTAAACGGGATTGCGGTAAAATCATTGCTGGCCAAAATCTCAACTGCACCGGCAACGTCCGTTTTCTTGAATTTCATGCTTTCACTCCTTACTTGTAATAATCCATGACTTTTGCGGCTGCCTCATTGGCCTGTGCTTTTGCCTTGCCGCTGCGCTTGGCAAATGCCATGTATTCGCTTTCTTCTTCGGTGCTTGTACCAGCGCCGCTGGGTCTGGGGCTGTTGCGCATAAGGTCTGCTTTCAGCTTGTCTGCAAACACCTGATTGGCCTTTGCAGCATTGGCAAACACCGTTTCCATGTCGCCATCAAAAAGGGCTTCTGCCGTACTTTTGGCAAGTTTTTCATCGTAGCCAAGCGCAATATACTTGGCAACGTTTTTAGAAATGGTGTTTTCTTTCAGCAGTGCGTTATAATCGTTCTGCAACTTTTCCTGTGCGGCTTTGGCTTCTGCAGCAGCGGTTTCTTCGGCAGTCATTTTTTCTTTCAACTGCTTTTTGTAACTGCTGGCTTCGCTCATCACCTTGTCAAAATCTTCTTTTTTTACAAGGTTCTTTGTATCCACCGGGTCAGGCAGGTCAACGCCAAGCAGCGCTGTCACCTTGTCTGCATCGCTCATGTTTTCAAAGCCGTCAATGGTGCTGGTGTCAAATTTCATTGGTGCCTCCGCGTTATTTTGTCGGCGTTCTCTCGCCCGTATTTGTGCGTTTTAGCGTCTTCTCTGACCTTTGCGTTTTAGCGTCTTCTCTGACGATCAAACAGGTGTCAGCCAACACCTGCATTTTCTGTGGGGTTTATCGGGGATATTATCAATCGGGTAAATCTCTCCGTTGCGTTCCCGGCAAACCTGGCACACTTTTTCATCTCCGGCAGTGTGCCACTGCACCTGTTCTACTCCGGCATCTGTAAATGCCTTGATTCTTGCAGAATCGGTCACGTCATCGGCGTATTGGTACGTCATATCGCTCCAATACCGCAATGCACGCCGGAATTCGTTCTGATGGTTTGTCCGGCTCAAAAGCCCCTCTTCCAGGTATGCCCGCTTTCGGTCAATCTCGTGTTCGTACACATATCCGGTAACGGCGCTGTATCCGGCAAGCAAGGCAAGCAGCCATTCCCTGTCGGGTTTTTCTTTGCCGTGAACTTCGGCATCCTGATAGCATTTTTTTGCCAGTTCTAAAAAGACTTCCTGATTATCTTTGGCAATATCCTGGTATAGCTGCTTGCAGGCGGGCATAACGTTCAATTCATCAAACTGCGTTATCTGCCGGGATGCTTTTTCAAACCTGCGTATCGCCCTGCGGTTCAGCAGCCTGATTGCGCTGTCCGTTGGTTTCCAGTCCATTGTCAAGCTCCTCATTCAGGCTTTTTTCAAGCTCTGCCTGTTTTTCCTCGTAATATTTCATGCCCTCCTGCAAAGCCATTTCATTGTCACGGAACGGGCCAAGTTCGCGGTACACCGTTTCCGGCGCGATCTTTTCACAGCCCAGGCCCTGAATAAATACCTGCATCTTGCTCTGGATGTCAGTCAGGTTATTGCGGGTAAACTGTGCGTACACATCCCCTACATTCAGGCCAAGATTATTTGTTGTGTTGCAAATGGTCAGGAACACACGCAAGAACTGCCGTTCACTGCGCCGGAACATGTCTTCACTGTCCTGGGCGCGGCTTTCTGCGTCTTTCCAGCCATCGCGCATAATGGTTGCCTGCCCGGTATCGCTGGTGGAAGAACCGCCGTTGCGGTTCGGCATGCCACAGATGGTCAAAATCTTATCATGCAAATCATCCACAGCGGTCTGCACAGTAGAACTGTTCATCTCGCTGCTGATGCGATAAATTTTTGCAGGCATCCCCTGCTGAGAATCTTTGATTTTGATAAACTTACCGCCGCTGGCAAGCTGGCTGTACTGGCCGTCTTCCAAATCAACGTTCTGGAATACGTCATACGCATTTACAAAATCCTGCACGTTATCCACGCGGTTGCTTTCCAGCGTGTTAATACCATTCAGAAGCGGCAACACTACTTCAAACGCGCCCATTCTGGCACTGTTGTTGGGGTATTCCACAATCGGCACGCTGCCGTACAAATGCCCAGCCTGCCGGGTGATTTTCCCGCTTTTGATTTCAAAATATTCGCTGTCAGTGTAAACACCGTAATACTTGGCATCGTTTTCATCGTACTGTGTCAGCACACCTGCCATTGGCTTTTTGGTATAGCCGCTGTAGTAGATGACAAACGCTTCACGCGGGTCAAGGGTATAAATGCAGGCAGGGCTTCCCGCCTGTTCCGCGCCGGGGTCAGACAGAACCATCCGCACGCCAAGCCCCGCAATGTGCATCCAGTCAACGATTTCTTTGTCCTTGCTCTGTTTGTCCTCATCTGACATCCAGCGGTTCAAATTAACCAGTTTGTTGTTGTCCGTCTTGCTGCCTTTTGCACCGATATACTGCACAGGGCCGGAAAGTAGAAATGCTGTTTTGAACGTCACAATCTCATTTGCGATGTTCACCGTGATTTTGTTGTTGATTTCCTCACGGACGATTTTTTCTTTTTTTCGGATATCCTGCTTGCCCCGGTAAACATCCCACAAATACTGGATTTCTCCCCGGTTCCTGTTGTGGGTGACAAGGGCAGTATTCAGCACCTTTACAACGTTATCCGCTGTAATTTTCTGCTCGTTTGTGGTAATGACCCGTCTGCCGTGCAAACCCTCATCCGGCAGGATGTCAACAAGGTATCTTTCCAAGCTGTTCTCCTTTGCACAAAAACAAAAAGTGCCAGCCAAACCAATTAAGGTTCAGCTGGCACTTGGCACAGGGCACTTGGCACTTTATTTTTTCAGCGGCAAATGGATTTCAATGTTCCGCTTGCACGCTTTGCAATAGGGATAAATCGTTCCCTTTGCTGCTGTATCAACTTCCATCAGCTTCCGCTTGATTCCTGCCGCACCGCAGCACGGGCAGTAAACACTTACTCGCAATTTATCCCTTCTTTCAAAAATAACCCCGTTCCCGCCCTCCCGGTTTATGCTATGCCGGGCTCACCCATTGCGTGGAGCAAATCCGCAACGCTTTTTTGATTCCCTGTATTGTCCGCACAGGGCTGGCGGGCTGTCTTTTCGTATACAGCACAGCCCTGCGGTGTTCGGCGGTATTTATACCCGCGCCCCTATTCGCGGTTGAAGTTTGTTTTCGCACTTCACTGTGCGGGCAGATATTCTCAGGCTCACAAAGTCCCGTTGCGGTCTGCCGCCGCGCCGCGTTCCTGATCGGCTTGCCGCTTTGCTTACAGCGTTCAGGTTATCTATCGCGTTTTGCCTGCGCCGGGCTTTCACCGGTGGGGGCGACCCAACAATAGCAGTCAGCAGGTCTCGAACCTGCAACGGCACCCACAGGCGCTGCTTTTCCAACGTTATTAAGCTATGACTGCATCAAAAGCCCTGCATGGGGCACATCAAAGAGAGGTGTGCAGGGATTGCCTAACAGGGGACTTCAGCTCTGGGCTGAATCTTTTACCCGTATCTTCGGCATTGGAGCTGATAACTGGACTTGAACCAGTAGCCTGCCGCTTACAAGGCGGCTGCTCTGCCATTGAGCTATAACAGCATGTGCGGTTCCTGCTTTTCACAGGCTTTGTCATCGTTTGTGGGGGAAGCCGCACCGCCCACACAGCAAGGCGCTACCTTGCATCTGGTTCCGTATGGTGGCCTTGCACCCTCCGCCGCGCCGTTGCTTCGGAACGCAGCGTCCTTATATATGGCTATACGGTATATATCACCTGCAAAGTGCTTGACAGCTTTGCAGGTGCAGCGGACAGGTTAGCTCTGTCAGGCTCTATATGGCTGATAACGGCCCACATAGTGCCGGTTGTGCGCCGCAGAGCGCACTCTGGTGCCGCCAGCAGGGGTTGAACCTGCAAGCACCCGGTTATGAGCCAGGAGTTTTACCATTAAACTATAGCGACACAATAGCTGGCATTTCAGCCAGCGGGAGAACCATATTTAGGGCGGCGCATATGCAGGACGCTGGTTCCGTACCCTAGGAGGTATGAACAAAATGTTCATAAGAAAAAGCTAAAATATAAAGCTTTTCTATTTACTATTATACCATAAAATTCACATTTTTCAAGCACATTAACGTTGTTTTTCACCAAATTCTTGTCCCAATTTCAACTTTGCCCGCATTTAGGCCTTGAGCGTATTGTGCAAGCATGGCAAATGCGTCCGGCACATCATCATGTCTGTTTTTCCCTGCCATTGTGTACCCTGTTAAAAACGACAAAACACGCCTGTATTCCTTGTTATTCTTGATAACAGAATTATCTTTGAACAGGCAGTGTTCCATCACCCAGGGGGAATTTACAATGATTTTGGTTTCCTTGTTTGCGGTGGTGTACCTGGTCACAATCCTGGTTATTCCACCGTGCGCCTTTACTTCCTGCTGGCATTTTTCTGCCACTTTGCCGCCTGCGCTGTTGCTTTCAAACTGGGCCAGCTGAACCTTGTGTTTCACAAGAACCATCCAGAGCCGCGTTTCCACCACGTCCGGTGCGCCGTTATCGCAAACACATTCCTCAATGTAAAAATCATCGCCGTATTTGTATGCAACGGGCAGAACCGCATAGTCAGAACCTTTTTCTTTGGTATCGCATACTGCAATAATGGCTTCCGGCGCTTTATCCGGCAACTCAAAGTAGCGGCGCAGCTGATCTTCTGGGTACATCTGCCCTTCCCGTTCAATCGGGCTTGTCATAAACAATGCACGCCAGCTGGCATCATCCATTGATTCCCGCATGTCAATATAAAACTTGGTGCTGAACCCTACCCCGTTGGCATAATCAAAATTGCTTTTTTCTTCCTCGTTCAGGGCAGGCATGTGCAAAAATTCAGCCCTGGGGTTGTTTTCGTTGTTACGTTCCAGCCTGTCCATCGGGTCATGCAAGCTCCAGGGTGTGGCAATGTGCAGTTCCCGGCATTCACCAATTTTGCGTTGCCGCAAATCCGTTGTGTATAGCTGCCACAGCTTATCCATGCGTTCTCGGCTCATGGCTTCCTCAATGCCGCTTACAAGGTCATCGCAGTATAACAGCTTTTGCGCACGCACCTTGCCCGCATTGCCGCTGCCGATAGAAGAAAATTCCAGTGTGGCAAAGCGCTTTGGCTTGTACATGTCTATCATCATGTCCTGTGCATTCGTTCTGGCAATGCACACGCCGGGGAACACGTCTCGCCACAAATATTCCCCGCCTTTTGCCATAATTCGCAGGCATTCATCATACACGCCGCGCAGAAATGCGTTGCTGTGGCTGCCGCCTAAAATCGGCATGTCGGGGTTCCGTCCGGCAAGCCATGTCAGATAAAAAATAGCAGTGGTACTTTTCCCGGTTCCGGGCGGCATCATGATTCCTGCAATGTCCAGTTCCCCGTCTTCCAGTTTTTGCAGGGTGTTTACCATCCGAATCAGCTGCTTTCGGCGCGGCATATAAAACCGGCTTTTGGGGTCACGGTCAAGTTCAATGTACTGGCAAAAGGAATCAAAGTTATACGGCGCATTGAACAGCAGCAGATTCCGGTTCAGCTCAATCAGGTCATTGCAGCGCGGCAGCGTACCCAGCTTATTATGCAAATCCACACTCAGCTTGTGCGCCTGCTTGAAGTTTTCTTTTTCCAGTTCCCGGATCGCAGCAAACGCATAAACTGCTCCGTCCGCTGTCTTGGCTCGCATTGTGCTCTCTTTTGCAATTTCAGAAATTTTCAAAATAAAAAAGCGCCCTCCCTCAAATTTGAGAAAAGGCACTTGGCACAAGGCACTTGGCACTATTTTTATTATTATAGCATTGTTTCCCGTTGCAGACAAACTGTTTATCGTTGATTTTCGGCCTTTTTTGTTTTTTGAAAAATTCAGGAAGAATCCAAACAAAAAAGCCGCCTTTGGTGTGTCGGCGCCAAAAACGGCAGGCGGGAATATTATTCTATTCGTTTCAGTTCTATTCCCGCCTGCAATTTTAGCGCAAAAAGTATGGGAACGCAAACTTTTATGGGACTTTTTTATTTTTTCGGGATTGGAGGGACTAACCCCGCGCCCTTCGACCTGCTAAAATCCCCCTCCGGTATACCCCGCCGATCATGTACAAAAAATGCCGGGCAGAACGGAGCACCCCGCCCGGAGAAAATAAAAAAGCGCCCAGGCCATACGGCCCAGGCGCTCCGCTATATTGCTTAAAAATGGCGCATCACGCCAAAAATAATGATAAAAGGAGAAGCTAACAAGAATAATACAACCAGCATATAAAACACCCCCTACAGCTATATTTTACACCCCAGCCCGCGCTATTGCAATAGCTCCGGGCAAATAATCAGCCCGCGGCCCCGCTGCAGGTGATCCCTCTTCGGGCCATCGCAGCATCAAAATACTCCGCTTTTGTGGCCCTCCAATTCTCGGCCCATGCAAGGACGGCGTTTTGCGCCCAGTACGGCACGCCCAGCGCGTCGCACCGATCCATGCAAAAAGACACATCCTTGCGGATCGCGGGCATCTCGGCATCATCCGCGCCGAACCTCTCAAGAGTATAATAATACTCGGCACACCAGTGTGCAAGGCCTTCCAGCGCCCCGAATTGGCGCTTATTAGCTTGATATATCATGGTTATAACCCCCTTATTAGCTCAAAGCAGCGCCGCCCCGTTGGGCTTATTGCTTGCCTGCCAGATACTCCGCCGGGATGATCTCGCCATGCGCACCGGTGCGCGGCAGACTATACCGGCACACGTTCGGGCGATCCTGCAAGGGCCACAGGCTAACGCAGGGCCACTTGACCCCGGCGGATCGCTCTGCATCACATAGAGCCTTGTACACGGCTTCCCGGCGGGTGATCTCTGCCCAGTCCGGCGCGAATGTATCCCCGCGCATGTACTCGGATTCCGCATCGCCGCTGTGGCACCCATCCGCAAACACCCGATACCCTGCCAGGCTGGGCAGAACCTCCACCGCGTCAAAGTGTGCGCCGATCTCATCCAGCAGCGCCAGAATGCCGTCCGGGGTGTACTCGCGCCACTTGCTGTCACGCTCTACAGGGAGCCGAAGCAGGTTGCAGCCATCCTTGCCGATATAATGGCAGCTGTCTACATACAGCCGCCCGGCGGTCTTGTTCATTCCGCTCCCGATCTCCAGGTACACCGCGCGGCCCTGGTCATCATGAAACATAGTGCGGAGACGGCAGTTTCCACGCAGCTCTTCGGCAGTGTCGCGGCACCCAAACATGCCCGCGCCTTCAAAATACAATTTTTTCATTTTTATACGCTCCTTCGTGTTGTTTTTTGCTTTGGCAGTGGGGCGGGGTTGCTTTACGGTGCAGCCCCGCTAAAGTGTCCGCTAAAAAGTGCGCTGGTACGCTCTAAAAAAATCAACCTCGTCAAACTCTAGCAGCTCGTTACGTGCGTTAAACGCGTCAAGCATCCGCTGATATGTCCCGGTAATCTGCCGCCATGCTCCCGTATACGGCAACGCCGGAATAAATAACGCATACCCCGTCATTGTGCCATCATCCTGCGCAATAGGGGCCGGGGCCTTGCGTACCTCAATGTACGGGTGGAATGTAACCGCGCACCCGTTGACCTCTTGCGCCGCGTAAACCTGGGATATGCTCCCCGTCATTTTGTCGCCGTTGTCAAACTCGGCAACGTACAGATCATACATGTACATGCTCACGCTCTCCTTCCATCTAGGGCAAGCGCTACAGCATCCGCAATGCTCTGCATTGTCATGGGTTCCCGTGCGTTGCACACGCTTATAATGCTGTTGCTGTGGTACCGCGTCCAGTTATTAACGCCAGTGTGATACACCGCGATGACCTCGCCGTCAGCCAGATCATAGCTGATTTGCACATATCCATTCCAGCCGTCAAGCCCCTTTGTTTCCCCGGCGGCTTTTTTCAAGCCCTGCATCTTGATGCCGTATTTTTCAAGTTTCATCCTTGTTACCTCCTGCCCTGTGGGCTGTTTTCTTTTGATGTCTATATCATATCACCGTTAACGGTTATTGTCTATTGACATTATGCACAACGTTAACGGTGTTTTTGTGGTTGTATTTGTACGTTTACGGTTATAACATATTATGGTATAATGAGAGCACGGAGGTGATCACATGGCAGTTACAGAGGCCCACACGCGGGCCAGCGTTAAATATAATAAGGCGCGTGATAATATAATGATACGTCCAGATAAGCCGGAGGGTGCACAGATCCGCGCGGATGCAGCCGCCGCCGGGCAGAGCCTCCAAGCCTATATCTTGCAGGCCTGCCAAGAGCGGCGGGAGCGTGACAAAACAAAATAACCCCCCCTATCTTCCAGCGCTTCCGGCATCCCCGGCGGCGCTTTTTTATGCACTTTTGTGCTTTTTAGCTGCTCCAAAAATTTAATACACGTTGCAGCGTCAATTTGATGTTCGCTAAATCATTATTTAGCGAAGTATGCACTCAAAAGGCGCATTTTGCCCAGCTTGGGCCGCCCTGGTGAGCATATCCGCCGGGCCGGAAGACGCTGCGGACAGGGTGCGCCAGTCTGCATCCTGCTGCCAAAGTCGAACGGGTTTGAAAGTCGAATCAAAGTCGAAACGCTCCCAAAGTCGAAGGGGTATCCCCTGCCGAAAAGTCGAATGATTTTGCGCGAAAAAATCCCCGGCAAAGTCGAATCGGGTTTGCATTATGCACTTTTGTTTCATTATTCATGTATATGCCCCGTGTTTTTGACCATTTCGCATGGAGATTTGTTTCAAGAGATGGTTTTGGAGGTGGGATAATTATTCGTGTTTAGGGGTCTTTTTGATGATGACGGCAAATCGTTCACGTTATCCCCTGTTTTATTTTCCTCTTTTGGGCTTTATTCCCCTCTACTTTCCCGCTTTTTTGGGGTTTACTGCTGCCTTTAACAGGCATTTCCGCGATGGTTTTAGGCCTTACTATGGCATTTAAGCGGATAGCGCGTTTCTTTGCGTGGTTATAGGCATAATAAAAGAGCACCCGGCAGTTTGTTTATATGCTACTAGATGCTCTGTTTTCGTTTATTCAGTTTCTTTTGCTTGTTTCTTTTCCATGCGTGGCTTTTTTTGAACCGGTTCTATCAGTTGCTCAGGCTCTTTGACTTCCTTAAAGTCGTCTATCTCTACAAAGTCGGCACTGAATCTGTCTTCTATTTCCTTGCGGGACATGTTTTCGCCTAACGGGTCTTTTGTTGCGGTAATGATTTCTTGCTGGTCTTGCAGTCCATCGTAGTTTTTCTGCCAGAACAGCCCTGTTACCGGGTTGATTGCACCGTCCTGCATCAGCATTTCCCGGTACATCCCGCATACACGCTTTATTTCTCGCGCGAATTCCTGGTATTCCTTTTGCGAGCTGCGCCTTTTTCCGCTTTCCCAGCCGTTTACAGTGTCTCTATCCACTCCCATAGCAGCATACGCCGCCATGTTGCCCACTTTCATGTTATACTTGACACATAAATTAATATAGTCATAAAAGCGTTTTCTGAGGGCTGGCAGGTCGTTTGTGCTTATTTTGGGAAGCTGGGATATCACAAGCAAAAATTCAATGCGCCTTTGATTCCCTTCCGGCACATTATCAGGGTCATTATCAATCATGATCGGGCTGTTTCTTTTGGTTGCCCTGCTTCCCATTGTCCTGTGCCTCCTTTATCCGGCTTATGGCCGTTTTATAATAGTCGGGGTTCTTCTCTATCCCGATGAAGTCTCTATTTGTGTTGATACAGGCTACTCCGGTTGTTCCGCTGCCCATGCAGTTGTCTAATACCGTCTCGCCTCGGTTTGTGTACGTCTTAATCAGCCATTCTTCCAGCTTTACAGGCTTTTGGGTGGGGTGCAATCCCTTTTCCCTTGGGAATTTCAGAATTGTTGTTGGGTTCCGCTTGCCGTCACTACAGTCTGTTAAGATGTTGTCACGAAACTTTCCCCAGTTTTGGGAAGCCTTTCGCCCTTGCCCCCCCCTCTTATATGGCTTTCCGTCCACATATTGCTTGTTATAGGTCGGCTGGTGCTTATAGAATATCTGGATGCTTTCATGCGCTTTCAGGGGCTTGCGGTTTGCGTTCAGAAAGTCGCTGCCGTTTTCCTTTACCCATATCAGCTCATACCGGTACAAGTCTTTCCCAGCGCTTACAAGGGCCGCTGTAAATGGCATATCGCTGTGCAGTGCTATAACGCCATTGCTTTTGATTATGCGCCTGTATTGCGCCCATAGCGGCTCCAGCGGGATGATGACATCCCATTTATTCCGCGTTGTACCATAGGGCAGGTCGCATAAAATCATGTCTATACTGCCTTCTGGTATCCCCTTCAAGATGTCCATGCAGTCTGCGCAGTATAGTTTCATGTGTCCTCCATATAGCAAAAGTGCCAGCCGAACTTTCAAGTTCAACTGGCACTTGGCAATTAAGCACTTGGCACGCTATTTCTTATTGATATTATAGCATATTATGCGCTAATATGCAAGTTTTTTATTTACCGGTGCTACCAAATCCTGCGTTGCCGCGTTCCCGCTCCGGCATCTTGCTGCACGGGTAAAAGTCGAAAGTTTCCACCTCGATAAACACGATTTGTGAAATTTTATCCCCAGAATTGACTTTATAATCCGTTTTTCCGTGATTATAGAGCTTTACGCAGATGCTCCCGGTATATCCTGCATCGATCACACCTTCGCTTGTCAGATCATGCTTAACATTCAGGCCAGATTTGCTTTTCAGGAACCCCGCATAGCCCTGCGGAATGTCAATGTGCACGCCGGTATCAATTACAGCGCTCCCGTTCGCCGGAATCATCACATCAACAGGGCTTTTCAGGTCTGCACCTGCATCCCAGCCAAAATGTGCGTATTCCGGCATGTATGCGCCGTCATCCAGCACAACAGCAACCTGTTTGTACACAGTATTGCAGCTTTTGCAGCAGTTATTTTCCATTGTTTTCTCCTTTTAGTTGCTCAAGCCCAGAATTGCGAACATAAAGCACGGAAAAAACATCCATGCCCAAATACCGCTTCCTGTGATGCGCACCATATAGGCGATGAATGCCAAAGTCGCAGTCAGTGCAAGCGCGTTACCAATACTTTTCATATGTTCCTCCTTAAATTTTGTGTGCCAGAACCGCTTTTCCGTAAGTCGTGCCGTCTTTATCGGCAATTTTTAGAACGTTGTTAATACTCACTTTAGGCGGCTCCCTTTTGCTGTGTGCCACCATCTGTGGGCTGCCATATCTTCCTTCTTTTCGGCATGCTTCACACTTTTTTTCGTTCTTTTTTCTGGTAAAAAGCCGCCCGCACCATTCGCATTTGACCAAAGATTGATTGCGGTGCTTTTCACGTTGGAGCGCATCAGCCGCTTTCCGATGCTTTTCCTTGCATTCCGGGCAAATCCTGGTTTTTGCGCTTCCCTCAAATTCCTTTTTGCATTCAGTGCAAATCTTAACCATTTATTCACCCCCGTGCGTGTGTTCCATGTAAATTACCGGTTCCCGGTCATCATCTTCATACCCCGCCGCAGCTCTGCCAACGGACACGCCGATAAAATAAGCTCCCGCAATCAAAATTGTGACAATCGCGGTGCCAAGAATCGAAAGGAAAATGTTCATTTTTGCTCCCTCCAAAGCCCTGAAATCTGTTTGCAGCACAGTGCAAACAGGTAGATCAGCAATGCGCCGATAAGCATCGCTCCCGGTGCTGCAACGAAGATCAGAGCAAGGCATTTGATTGTGTAGATGCAGTTTGCGTCAAATACTGTCATGCTTCTTTCCCTCTTTTTTCACTTTCCATACCGCATATAGAGCTTCCATTACTCGCTGTCCTTCCGGCGTGGCGGAATCGAACGGTAAATGCGCACTGATACATGCTTTTCTAATGGCTTTCAACGCATCACCGCGCCGAATCAAATCGTTTTCATCACCAAAATCTGAAATCTTCGGCATGCCGTCAAAAGAAATGCACTTGCTGTTTACTGGGTCAAAAAATGTTTGGTTCATTTTTCCCTCCGCAACCACTTGATAGCAGCTTTCACGCTGTCAAATTCTTCGATATATGCAAAGCCCGTGCTATTGTCGCAAGCTACCACGACAGCGCCACCTTCACAATTTTCCAAAGATAGATATAATCCTTTTTTCTCCTCTTGGTGGTCGATTATGTAACTCATACATGCTTTATCAATGATTTTTACCGGGTCATTCATCTGCGTTCACCATCCTTGCTCCACAGTGGGGGCAATATTTGTACTTTGATGCTGCCCATCTGGATTCCCATGCACAGCGAGAGCAAGCTTCCCAGCTTCCGTCTGCACCTTCATCCGGTGCTTCAATCCATTTTGCCGTAGGTCGCATGGATTCAGGGTCGATGGTTGGAAGTTTTTCGATTTCGTGCTGTATGGCAAAATATTCGGAATCGTACAATTCAACGGCGCCAAATACCGCTTCCATAACGTTGCTTGCTTCAATCAACCGCACCGGTTCTTTCGGCTGACTTGCGCCCGGAATCGGGCAGCCTATTGTTGTATTCATTCTGATACCTCCTCTACATAGGCCATGTTCTGGCGCAGATTAAGAAATTTAGGATTGAGAATACAAGCCGGTGCGACAGCGCCGCCGTTGCACGCGCCGTAGTTGTACAGCAGACCATCATCGTTCACAGTGCGAACGACGATCGATTCCCCAGCGTCGGAATCCTCATCACCACAGCCCCGAGGCGTGGCAGTCCAAATCAATCTGTCTCCGTCGTAGTGTGGGATGAACTCGCGGTACTTGCGATACTCGTCGCAAGTCAAGATAAAAACGGCGTCTTTCACCGTTCCATAGGCGCGGTCTCCGTTGTCTGCAACAAGGTCAACAATATGTGGCAGCAGACCTTTACCACCAAAAACAGCGTTCGCCATATCAGATAGAATTCCACGCACATTACTTGTGCGGTAGTTATTCCAGTTGCCTTTTTCATCGGCAAATTTATCACTTGGGCAGAATTTTACATCTTTTGCCCACGGCTTAGCCATAATAGCCAGCACGCCGCCATCAGGGTGATTCGGGTCAAGGCAGACCCACTCGAAGCCTTTGAACATGAAGTGCTCGCCGGGGCGCAGGGTTGTGATGTTAGTCATTGTCGGTTACCTCCTCGTTCCAGTAGTCTATTTTGCAAGCACCACAAGAAATATTTTCGCATCTTTTCGGTGGCATGTATTCTATATTAAAATTCTGCGGACAAATATCGAACACACGTCCACTTTTCGGTGCATTCGGAAACATCTTCAAAAACTCGCTCTGGCGGGTCTTAACGGGGTGGTCTTTTGCCCATTGCTCGACTTTTGAAATCGTTTCTTCAATGCTTTTATCCGAATCGTCATCTGGCCAAATCATGCACAAGTCCCCTCTACAAGCAAGGTATTTCTTACAGCCTTGATTTTTGCAGTATCTGTTTACCGTCTTGAAAAATTCAACTGCGTCCATAGTCTCACTCCTTACCAAATTTATCCATGCTTTCAGGCGTTTCAAAGCTCATAATTGCTCCCCCGTTTCAGCCACATCAACCCCGATGTTTTGCAGCGTAACCTGCGCCCATGTGTCTGCCAGCTGGTCAACGCGGTAGCTGGAATACTTTTCCGTCACAGGGCCGCTCATGGCGTTCTGGATTTTAACCAGCGTTGACGGCTTCAGTCCCACCTGATAGCAGGCCAGCAGGCACAAATACAGTGATCTCAAGGCAATATCCTGCCGTTCTTTCATCACTTCCTCATGCACCCTTGCGATTGATTCAGCTTCAAGCTTTGCAATATAGGCTTCCGCCTCTTTTTTGTAGCAGGCCGGGAGCTGTATTTTGGCTTTCATTTTTATCTCCTCCTGTGGCCCGGCAGGCCGTGATTTCTCACATCCCGCCGAATTTTGTCTCCCCTGAGCACATCCGCTTCGTTCAGCGCTTGCGCCTGCATGCGCTGCTTGCTGATGTCATCCATCTTGGCGCGGTATGCAAGATACCTGCTGCAAGTGCTATGGCATAGCGTGTGGCGTTCCGGACAGTGCTCGCATGGGGCGGATAGTGTTCCGGTCATTTTCTATTCTCCGTTCCTGATGTAATTTCCCCATTGCTCGGCCATTGCTTCAGCGATGCCAGGAAAAGTTTTGCTTCTGACTTTTCCCGAACGGCTGATAGTATCTTCCCACGTCCGCGCCTTTCCGCTCGGCAGCCTACCAAACAATACTGCGTTGTCAGGCTTTGGAAGCCCTGTTTCATGTAGCACTGGAAGATTAACAAGCCAAAGCGATGTTGCTTTTGTAACGTAATTTTCTGTATCTTCTGTAGATTTTGCGAACATATATGGGTGAATCGTTTGGTCTGGTTTTCGATACGCCGTGTTCATAAATCCTATGGGATTTTCGATCGCTATTCGCTCCGCGTTTGCTGCGAAAAATCGCATAAAAAATACCGCGCCTTTTGCCCGCTCAACCCACCGTGCAACCACCTTTTCTGGTGCTGTGCACCGCAAAGAAAAACTACGCGTTGCAACATTGCTAAGATATGTGCAAGGCGGGTGCGCAATCAGCAAATCCCATTTTCCAATATCGTGCGTTTTGCCGTCCATTGTTACGACTTGCCCCCCCCTCAATAGCTTTCAGGGCATCGCCCAAGATGTGCCATTCCGGGTGTCCGCCGGACGGTTCCTGAATATCGCAGCTGTATGCTTCAAATCCTCTTTCCCGGAATGCCTTGCATACCGTCTGGGATTCTTCGCAGGCGATAAGAATTTTAGGAGGCATATTTTGAATGTTTTTCATGGTTCATTCAACTCCTGTATAATAATTTCCGTTCTTGGATTTTCTTTGTCGTAGAGCACACGGGAGCCGTCCACGCTGGCAATGATGGTGTTGTTATCGTCTGCAAGGATTTTTGCGGCTACCAGCGTGTCATGGGCGGCTTCGAGTAGGTTCGTTAAGTCCACGCGGCGGCGGGTTTGCATGTAGAACGCCGCAGCAACGCGATAGCGCCCCGCTAACGGCGTTTTCGGCTTTGGGGCAAGAAAGTATATGGCTTGCTCTTCGTAGCGCTTATAGGCGCTGCTAGGGGCTATGAACGGCATTCCCGTTTTTCGATTCACCAAAATGCGTTGTGAGTTCTTTTTCGTGACCGGCGGCAGCGGGATGGTGTACTTGTAGATCACATGCCTTCCTCCCGTGCCTTTGCCCGGAATTCCGCTGCTTTCAGCTTCCATTGTGCTGCGTCACAAGCGCACTTCACCAACTTCTCGCTGTATTTTTCCATTTCCCGGTCAAGTTCAATCGTTTTTTCTGTGCAAGTCTGTGCAAGCTGCATGTACATTTCTCGGTTAGTCAATGTTTGTCACCTCACAAAATATATGGAACGGCTTCACCCACGCAAAATCAAGCTGTCCGCAAGCGCCGTGCCTGTTCTTGACGATCTCAATCACGGTATCGCTTTCGCTTGGCGGGTCTTCTTCCCGCTGTTCTCGCAATTTGGTGTAGTGTTCCGGGTTAATGGCAAGAATCATGTCTGCATCGTGTTCAATTGTGGCGGAGCCGAACATGTCGGACATCTTGATAAGTCCCGTGTCGGCGGCTCTCGCGGCCTGTACAAGCTCAATGATGCAGATATGATATTTCATTGCCAGCTGCTTTAATCCCCGTGTAAGGGCCGCTAATTCGTCATTGCGCTTTTCTTTGGCGTTCGGTGGTGCCACAAGTCCCAGATGGTCAATGACAACCACTTCCGGTTTTCGCTCCTTGATGGTCAGTTCAACGTCTGCAAGGCTGGTCAGGCTGGAATCATCCAGAATCAGCTTGTACCGCCTTTTCAGGATTTCTGCATCCTCTGCAATCTTGCTTTCTTCCTCTTCGGTCAGCGCATGATTTGTGATGCGGATGCTGTCGATCTGTTCCCATCGGGAAAAGATTGCTGTGTAAAGCTGTTCCCGGCTCATTTCCATTGACTGGTACAGCGTCAGGCAGGTTTGCGATATCTGCGCCGCCATTTGCAGGGCCAGTGTAGATTTGCCTTTGCCGGGCCGAGCAGCAATCACTGTTACGCCGCTTCGTACAAGTCCGCCGGTCAGCTTATCCAGCGTTCCAAAACCCGTTTGGATGTTGTCATTCGGTTTTTTCAGCCATTGCAGGAAGTCCTCTATGCCATCAGCAAAGTCCTTTGCGCTGCGCTGGCGCTGGTGCTCCATAATGTGCTGCTGCTTTTCCATCATGGCGGCAACCGCGCCGAACATTTCATCCGCGTCTGCATCCGATGCCACAAGTTCGCCCATCTTGGCAATCATCAGCCGCTTCCGGTATCCATCCAGGACACAGTTGATGTAGGTGTTGAACCCGCTCACCGATGGAACTGTCTGGGCGCATTCGTAAGCAATCGCCTTGATGTTTTCTTTGCAGCGGGATATTACCGATACTGCATCCGCCCGTTCCCCTCTGCGATCAAGCTCCTTGCAAAGCAGGAAGATATCACCCAGGTCTTTGATGCTGAACATCTGCGCTGTCAGGCTTTTGAACGCTTCGCTTTGCCGGTCAGGTTCTATCAGCATGATGCCAATAACGGCTTTTTCCGCAACAGCTGTATTCATTTGCCTGCCTCCTTCCACCCAATGAGCTTTGGAACAACTCCGTTAATCAGTTCCTCACGTGTATATTCCCGGTCATAGATAGGAATCAGGTTTTTAGACTTGCGGAGTTCAGCAGGCGGCTGCGCTGTTTCGTCTTCCCAACGTTTTTGGTTCAGCCAGGTAGCAGGATACGGAATATACTTGCCGCTATCTTTCTGCCACTGCTCTGTGGTCTTGAGGTATTCAAGGCTTTTCAGGATAGCGGACAAGGTGGATTCGTCAGTAACAAGCTTCTCAAATTTCTTGCGTGCATCTGCCTTGCCTGTTTTCCTGGGATAGGCTGACCAGAAGGTGTCAAATCGAGGAATAACCACATCATCCCCTTGGGGGGTAAGGGGGGTATTCTTTACCTTCTTTACTTTCTTTATATTAGAGACTGTGCCCTCACTGTGCCCTTTCTGTGCCCTTTGTTTGCCCTTGTCTGTGCCCTCACCTTGATATTGAGCGTAGTTATTTATTGTAAATACGCTAATTTTACCGTTTGTGGACTGTGCCACTTCTTGTGTCCTTTTTAAGTGATTTATAGCAGTTCTAACTTGCTTCACTGTCAAACCGGTGTCGGTGGCAATTTGACGTATTGACGCTACTGTTTGTCCTGGCTCAAGATAAACCCCTTTGTAATAGTAGCCCTCATAACTAGCAACAAATAGCAGATGTAGGAACACACATTTTGTTGGCGTGTCTGTGTACCACCCCCATTTCATCATGCGGCGGTACAGCTTGATGTACCCTTCGTTGCCCATTTTCTATTCCTCCAAGTAATACTCGGCAAAGGTGACGTTCTCTCCGTAGTAGATGCTGTACTCGCTCATGGCCTGAACGCTGGTGAGGCTATGGCCGCTTTGCAGATGCCGCAGGATTCGTTCGCACTGGGTCGTGCTGCATCACCTCGCTGTCAGAACGTCATGGACGGCTTAAAAACCGCACAAAAACGTCTGATAATGTCATACCGATCAATGTACCTGTCATACTTGCTTTTACCTTCTCCGATGCAAATTTGCGTTTGGTTTATGGACGAAGGAACAATGTATACCGTTTCTCCGCCTGGCTTGTTTGCAAGGAGAAAGTAAATATCGCAGGTCGGGCAACGCTTAGATAGCCCAAAAGAGTAGCATTTTGATTGTCCTGTAGTTTTTGTTGGGTTGGCTGTTTTTACGTCAATTTTCACAGCGCCATTTACGTAGAGGTCATAAGGGTATTTAGTTGACATGCGCTTGGCAGAAAAACCGTGCTGCTCAAGCAAGTCCCTTGCTCGTTCTTCTCCGAGCTTTCCTGTTTGGGTTTCAGATTCTTTCATAGGAAGCGAAAGCCTTTCCGCCCAGTAATAATATCCGCCACTTCTTCGAATATGGTTAGTGAGTGAAGAGTTCCCGTAGTAGTTGTTCAATTCCTCTCGGGATGGCATACGGTTTAACTCTAATCCGGATGCGCAATCTAATATAAAGTGAGCGGTTATTTCGTCTGTCCATATTGAATTGCTCAATTTGCATCACCACCTTTCTGTTAAAAGTTAAAAGGGAGATCACCGTCATCTTCAATCGGCTCGTACTCATTGTTTGCCGCCACAGGCGCAGAAACGACCCTATTAGCCACGTTCTGACTTTGGGCGGGTTCTTTATTGCCTGCGAATGAAACGTTGCTTACAACCACCTCCACGGCGCTCCTGTTGTTCCCGCTCTTGTCCTGATAGTTCCGGCTCTGCAAACGGCCCTCAACGGCGATCAAACTGCCTTTCTGGAAATAGCGGCTGACAAATTCTGCGCTCTTGTCCCATGCCACAATGTCAAAAAAATCCGCCTGGTTCTGGCCGTTGGCATCCTTGCGCCCCCGGTCTACCGCAACGCGGAACGATGCAACATTTTTACCTGTTGTAGTCTGGCGCAGCTGAGGGTCAGCAACCAGTCTTCCCATAAGTGCAACTACATTCAACATGTCTTTAATCCTCCAAATAATTCTTTCCAAACCGCCGGGCAAACTCTTCCTTTGTCCAGCTGTAATCCCTCATTGCCACGCGCTGTGCGGTCTTTTTAAGTTCAAGCCGCATCCCGGCATCCAGCCCTTCCACCCTGGGCCAGCACTGCTTTTCGCCGTGAATCCATCTGTGGCAATCCGGGCAAACCAAAATCCACAGGCCAAGAGCTTTGCTTTTTGACCGGTTCTGGCCGTAGAGCACTTCATGCCGCACCAAAGCGTGGCCGTTAAGGCAGCAATAACACTGTGGGTAGCCGAACATGTCTTTCTTGTTTGGCATGATGGACGGTGCATAGCCGTTGGAATCAAGCGCAACGCCGAATTCGTTTTTCATTCGCCGGTCAGTCCTTTCAGCTTTGCAATTTCGTCCGGTGTCATTGTGGGGATTCCCTGCTGCTGGCACTCCTGCACAATCAGTTCCAACAGGCGGTGCATCTGCTTGCTGTCGTATACGCTGGAACCATACCAGCATTGCAGAGTGCAGAACGTGCCGTTTGGTGTAGGCATGGTGTCCAGCAAAACAACCTGCCAGCCCTGTCCCTGGCTTTCCCATCCGCGCTTAAAGGTTTCTATTGCTTCCTGCTTGATGGTGACGATATCGCTTGCACCTGCAACATCCCGCACAAGGTCGCGATAAATCTCAACAGCAGGCTTTTTCAGCTTTTCGGAAAGCTGGTTCAGCAGCGTCCACGCATAAGCGTTAGAAGTCAGGCTGCGCTTTTTCCGTACCTCGCCAAAAACACCTGCAAACAGCTTGCCGGGGCCGGATTTGACTTCGTTCGCAAAGTTCTGCGCTTCCTCCATGTCTGGCTTGCTTTTAAGACGAAGCATCAAAATCTCACCCATCAAGGTAGCATCCGCGATGTTGATTGTATGGCTCATTTTCTGCACTCAAACTCCTTTGCAACGCTGCGCCAGTCATCGGTGGTGAAGTCCTTATAGGCTTTACCGATGAAGGTTCGCGCTTCCTCGTTGACGGCATTGTTGTCTTTGCCTGTGCGTTGGGCGTAGCCTTTTAGCGCGGTCAGAGCCAAGTCCTTTACAGCTTGCAGAGTAACTTCCGGTGTAGCTGTAACTTGCTGTGGCTCTTCTTCGTACCGTTCCTTAAATTCATCCGCTTCACTGTCGGAGTAAATGCCATCAAACGCTAGCTTGCAGATTTTAAGGACAGTGCGATCAAACAGCCGCTTATAAGCCATCGCGTAAGGATAAGCATTCTTGCAATTCGTTGATGACGCTTCACCAACCTCATAAATGCCTTGTGCTTTATTTATGTAGGTGTACACAAGCGAATTGCCGTATCCTGACTTGTCAACAGACACGCACTCAGGGTTGAATTTGTCCTTCTCCGGCATATTGTCGTTGATTTTAAGACAAGCATTGTGGTTGATAATCAGGCCTGTGTACGCCATCTTCCCGGATTTGGTTTCGTTCATGAGAATCCAAAAATCAGATTCTTTAAGGTATGGGCGATCTGCAATCGCCTTTAACGCTTTATCACGGCTTGCAATATATTTGGGGGTCTGCATAACGGGAATCTCCTGCCGAGATTTAGTAGAATACTCCGTTTTCTTCTCATTAAACATCAGATAGCTTCTCCTTCCAGATTTGGAGTGCTCATGCCTTTTCCTCCCTTTTCACAGTCCCGTTCATAGTCAACTTTTCAGCCTTTCTGGTGAACGTGATATTCAGTGTTCCGCACGTTTCAATGCCGAGATTTTCTTCCTTTTTCAGGCTTTTCATCATCTCGTAGATTAGTTTTTCAATGCCATAGGTTTGCCCATCAACACAGATGGTTGCAAAGTTTTCCGAGCAGTAAAGGCTTCCTGTGGCTTCAATGCTATAGTTCTTCAGTTCCATCGTTATCCTCCCTTACCGTGCTATCAATGCACGTTTCGCCCCAAATGCAATCCTCGCACATAATGGGGTGGCCGTATTCGTCAGCTGCGCCGCAGCCAGGAAAGTCAAGATCAGTCATCGGCAGGCACCAGTTTTCCATTTTCGGCCTTGTACCAGACATCAGGCAGGATGTTTACGCCATCAACAACACCAGCAGCCCATGTTTTAATGTCGTAGTTATATTCATTTTCCTTGGCGCAAACCAGAACAGCCCCCATATCTCCTTTTACACGCGCATTTTCGGAGCGGCTGCACGCAATTCCATTTTTGCCAACACTAGATTTCCCCTTGCTCGTGGAGGCACCATAATCACCGGCACTGGAGGCACCATGAGCACCGGCACTGGAGGCACCACAATCACCGGCACTGGAGGCACCATGAGCACCGGCACTGGAGGCACCACAATAACCGGCACTGGAGGCACCATGAGCACCGGCACTGGAGGCACCACAATAACCGGCACTGGAGGCACCATAATCACCGGCACTGGAGGCACCATAATCACCGGCACTGGAGGCACCATGAGCACCGGCACTGGAGGCACCACAATAACCGGCACTGGAGGCACCATAATAACCGGCACTGGCAGGCTTTCCATTTTCGGCGTTGTACTCATTGGTGCAATGAGACTTTGTGTACTCAATCTGCGCCTTTATCAGCCCTGCAATATCAAGTTTGCCTTTCACTTTGATGTCTGTACCGCAGATTTTGCTATCTTCTTGGTGCTCGTCCAAAACGCCTGCAAGCTCAACTTCATGGTACACAGAACCCGCAGGAGCGTAATATCTGAAAACATCCAGCGGACGTTCGCAGGCATGCACACCCTCTTTGCAGAGCTTTGCCACATCAGAGACATGATCTTCAACACCCTCCGTATATTGCCTGCCTTTGCATTTCAGGTCTTTGTCAAAGCCCTTGTACGCCTTAATCCAAGTCTTGTTATCGCTCATTATTTGTTTCCTCCTCATCCAGTCGCTTTGCCATGCCGCTCATTGCAGCGCGGTAGGCGGCGCAAATCTGGTCGTATTTCCATCGTTCGCTGTTGTTCGTGTCCAGAATTGCGATTTGGACAGTTTCAAAAAACACCTGGTATTTTTGCGGGTCATTGTATTCAAATGCCATCTCAATCTCAAAAGGGTTCATGCCAATACCTCCAGCAGCGTAACAGCTGCCCACCCGCCCAACAGGCAAGCAATAAGCCCGGCCAAAGATGCGACCCCGCCGCCCTCTGCAAGGCCAGCAGCGGCGCAAACAGCACCGATTGCGCAACCCAGCAGGGTTAAGTTTGCAAAGCACTTGCAAACCGGAACAATATGGGCTAAAATGGACTTGTGAAACCGGAAAATTTCACGTTTTTTGCCGTTCAGTGTATTGCAGTACACTGGGCGGCTCTTTTTGTTTGCAGTCATGTTAGTGTCCTTTCTTGTTGTTTCTGCCTTTCCAACGCTTGTATGTCGGAAATCAGCAGATAAGGCTTGCAATTTGTTCAACGGTTAAATCACGGAAGCTACCGTAATGCTGCCATACCCAGCCACGAGATTTGCCAAGAAGCTTAGCAACCTTTGTGGGGCCAAACAACAGTTGGCCGGGGTAAAGTTCAGCAGCGCGGGCGCGGATGCCAACAAGGGTTTCTTGGTAATGGGGCTTTTCACGGGGCATATGCTCCCCTCCTTTCAAAACCTCACGGCCCCCATAATGCTGATTGCAAGGGCCAGAACGGATAAGAGAAACGCCGCATCTTCCTTACTCATGCGTTTCACTCCTTTTCTTCAAATCGGCCAAATTAAAGTGGCCGGTTGTGATGTGCATGTTGTTCGGGTCACCAAGGACAGTTTCGTTTTTTACGTCCTTGAATGTGACCTCCGGCGGAATCTTGATGTCGGGGCCGACTTTCAGGTCAATCTCATGTATGGTCTGGGTAACAGTGGTATTCCCAAAACTGGTTACGCTTTTATTGTTCATATGTTTCTCTCCTTTCACAAAGCTTTCAAACACAGCAGCCGGAAGGTTTCGCGGCCTTTAGGGGTTACTAGGGTTTGGATGCCGCTCCAGTTGGTCTTTTCGTTGTAACATTCCTTGACTTCAAACAAGCCATCACTGCGGTCTGCATACGGCATGAGCTTGCCGCGCTGGTTGCGGAAAATGTACTTCTTGTCAATCAGGAAGCGGATAAAAGCCTTTTCGCTGATTCCAAGCTCTTTTGCGGTCTCGCGGAAATTGGTGAGTGTATTTCGGTCTACCAGCTCGTCAAAATATTGAGCTTTCGGCAACATGATAGTGTTCTGAACTGTAAGTTCCGAAATTCTGGCTTCCCGTTCAGCCAACGTTTTGTTGGCAACCAGCAGGGCCTTCGCCATCAATTCTTCCGGGGTCATCTGTTCCTGCCCGGCGATGTAACCGCCGTTCTTGCGGATGCTGGGTAAAACTTCACTCGTGACCCATTTGCGGAACGGTTTAGCTTCTGGTTTGTCACTGCGCAGGATGACGCTGTACAGGCCAGATTCGTTGATGACTGTGGTTTCCTGCTTACGGCCAATGGAATCGGTGAGGTAAGTCTGGCTTACCTCATCTCTATCAAGCCGCTGTGCTGTCACCTTGTGATTAGAAAGCCCCAGTACCCCGCACACATCTTTCAACACAAACCACGGTTCGCCGTTCATCTCTACCGTGCGCACATCGTTGTTTTCGTACTTGAAAATTTGTATGTTGTTCATTGTTCACCTCCACACTCATCAGAAAAATGCAGCTCCATCAAGTCGGCAATTGCGAGATATTCTTTGGCGTATTTGCTATCGCCGTGGGTTTTCTTGACAATCTCACGGAACTGCGCCAAATCACCATAAAAGCAACCACACTGTATGCGGAGAATTTTATCCTTGCAGCGGAAAAATGTGGTCGCGCGGAAATATCGGCCGAAGCCTGTAACGACAGCGTAGTCCGCATTGCCGGAGACCCACGCATCGCCGAAGACCTGCGCATTGCCGAAGACCTGCGCATTGCCGAAGACCTGCGCATTGCCGAAGACCTGCGCATCGCCGAAGACCTGCGCATTGCCGGAGACCCGCGCATTGCCGAAGACCTGCGCATTGCCGGAGACCCGCGCATTGCCGAAGACCTGCGCATCGCCGGAGACCCACGCATCGCCGGAGACCTGCGCATTGCCGAAGACCTGCGCATTGCCGAAGACCTGCGCATTGCCGGAGACCCGCGCATCGCCGGAGACCCACGCATCGCCGCCGTGGGAAAGGTTATCTTCCTTCTCAATAAATCCGCCAAGTTCTCCCTTCTCGACGTTGCCAAAAGCAACGAGAGCCTTAATGCGGAACAGCTTCTTCCCGAAAACGTTCGTTACAAATTCATCGGTAAGCTCAAATTTTTTCATGGCTGGATGCCTCCTTAAAATACAGCCCGCACAGCAGATTCAGCGCCAACAGGGCGGAGAGAGCGGCGGGGGTATTTTGCTGTCCTGAATTTAGGTGTGTCAGAAAATCATTTAATACCAAAGCTCTTACAAGTTGTTTACTGGGTATTAGTTCCTCTGTTGCTGGTCTTGCGTAACCAGCTGTACCATCTCATCATCCAACTTATCCAGCAGGCGGAGTAAAAACTTGCTCACCAGAATAAGCCCTCTGGTATCTACCTTTTCGGCAGATGCCATATTTTTTTGAGCAGTTGCAAGATTGGTCAGGATTGCGCCTTGCATGATGCGCTTGCGGGAGCATTTCAAGGTTTCACCTCCTCTAAAAACTTGTGTTGTTCTCCCCTTTCCGCCGTGATAGAATAAGGCGGAAAGGGGGTGAGATAATGGAAAATAAATCTGCTTTACCATCCAGCGCTGATACATTCCGCCTGCTTTCGGAAAAGATGCTCAAATCGAACATCCAGGTTAGCGTGAAGCCAAACCCAACCATGCAGCAAATCGCAGATACCCTACAAGCTCTGGCACCCAAAATTTCAAACGCAAACGAATCTTCTGTGCCTTATCTGGAAAGCCTTGCGCAGGAAACCGCAGCAATGTGGGAAAACACGGATATTGAACAGCTAATCAATCAGGCCGCATTTGCCATATCACAAGACCATTCAGATGATTTTCTATGCACAGACCCGGCGGAATTGGAAAGTGATTTGCAAGAGTTTGAAGAAACCTTAAATCAGGCATCTTCAAAGCTGCCCCAAAATGCTGTATCCTCTATCAAAACCGGTGTCATTGCGCCTTTGCGAAGCAAACCGCATTTGTCTCGTAATGATGCAATCGCACTGTTTGGTATATGGATTTCAGTGATTCTGTGGATGCTTTCGCAGTCACTCCCCAATAAGCAGTTGGCCCTGATTCACGAAGATTCTGTTCAAATCAAAGAAGGGCTAAATCAAGTTATTGAGCTTGACGAAAACCTCGTAAATACTGCTCAAGTTATCTGTGATAAGCTGGATGCTTTGCGCACACAAGGCCAGGATGTCAGAAATCTGTGTGATTTGACGTCCAATGCTAAACAACCTGATAGCCTGCAGAAAGCACCAAACGCTCAAAAATGAAACACTCCACTTTAGGCGCTTAATCTCTGCCCCCACTCGGTCTAGCTCATCGGGCGGGGGTGTTTTGCTGTCCTGCATCAAGGTTCCACCTCCTTACGCGCTCCGGCTTTTTCGCTCATCGATAATTTCAGCAACAGCCTTTTCAAAGCGTTGCTTTGCCCCAGTAGGCGAACGGTGGCCGTTAAGAATGGCACTAACATACTTCGGGTGTAATCCCAATTTTGCGGCAAGTTCTGCAGAAGTGATGTTGTAAATGTGCATATTGCCAATTAAACGTCCAGTCCATTTGTCAATCACGTAAAAGTCTCCTTTCTCACAAAATAATTGTTGAAAAAGGTAAGCATTCATGCTACTATATAGTTGCATCAAATAGTTAGCTTCTTGAATTGCTTACGCTCGTAATCAACAATGCCATTATAGCTTACGTGGGTAATCATTTCAAGGGGTTTTGCTTACTTTTGTAATAATCGTATGATTGCACAACTTCAAGGAGTGATTTTTGTGTTTTATGACACTTTCCACAAACTATGCCTAGATAAAGGCGTTTCAGATAGCCGAGCATGTACGGATATGGGGTTAAGCAGGTCTTATGCTGCAAAGATGAAAAACAAGGATGGAACGCCGAGCATGGATAGTCTGTCGGCCATGTCTGAATACTTTGGTGTATCGGTAGATTACTTGTTGCACGGAGATGAACCGCAAAAAGAAAAGCCCACCGCACAAGGCGGTGAGCTTACTGAAAAAGATGTAGCACTTATTAAGTGGCTCCGTTCTCTGCCTGAAGGAAAGCTTCGAGCAATCCTAGTTTCTCAAGACGCTCCAGAAGAACTTCTCGATTAGTATGAACTAGGTGCAAAAACTCTTTCTCTTCGTCCGTAATGTCCTGCATATGTTCCTCCTAGTGTGTGTTTCTCTCTTGAGTGGGGTTGTATTATTTGCCTTCCCAATCCGGATATTCAATACACTGCAAATCATTGTAGACGGGTGAAACGCTCCAGCTAATCCAGAGGTCTCCAGAAATGGCTTTTCCTCGCTCTACTTCCTGATTCCATGCAATGATTTGTTCATACAGGCGTTCTTTCGCGATATCATCCGTATATTTAACAGTTTCAATCTGGTGGATGATTCCCTGATAACGTGTTTCAGCGCCGATTTTGTCCGCTTTGTATCCTATTCGGTAAGTAAGCGCAATTATGCCGAAAACCATAGCGCAAATGCCGGATGCTATTGCAAGCACAAGCGCCACGAAGGAAACGGTTTGATATCCAAACGCATCGAACAGCGCATATGAAATCCAGCCAAAGACGATGGTTAAAATCGCAAGTAATACAATAAGTAGCATACTTTATATCCTCCGTTCAGATCACTGTCACTCAGGCCAAAATCAGCTTGAGAATCATCAGCTGCATTACGATACTCAGCCCGATGGGCAGAAGTACCAGCAACAACATACCAATGGTGTATCCGTTGGATGCTTTGATGTCGTTCATCTCGCGGCGCAGAAAATCTTCGTTAATCATGTTCTTCATCCTTTCACAGTAGCGGCAATGATAAAAAGTAGCATTGTAAGCCCAAACCATACCCATGCGGCGGTGTAAAGGTAATCCGCAATGGTGAAAATGGTGCTCTGGATATTGCCCAAGCGCCGAATCTTCTCGTATGCGGCCAGAATGTTTTCATCCGGCTGGTTCTGATTTTTTTCGTCTGACATGTTTTTTCTCCTTGTGGGGTATATAATGAATTTAGATATTGAGGTTTTTGACAGTTTTATTGATAACAAAACCTACAAAAAGTTAAAGTGGATGTGCAAAAAGCAGGACTTTTACATATCCGATTATTTCAAAAGATACGGTTCAAATTCAGAGGAACAATACTTTTTGAAGTTCCTCGCAAAGCAGAATTACGCTAATATCTGTACGAAAGATAAAAAATATGCTACTGACAAAGATCTTGCCCAGTTTACAAAAGCGGATTTGGAGCAGCGTATTCTTCACGTGACAGGTTCGTTAAGGCGATACGTTGAAAAGCGAAAATACAACAAAAGAATTGATGTTATCCCTATTATTATTTCGCTGTTTTCTTTGGCAATAAGTGTTTATTCTTTGCATGTAAGTCTCGATAAAGGCCCAAAGAACGTTAGCATTGTTTCATGGCCCGCTACAGCGGAAACCGCACAGCAGGTTGAAGAAACGGATTACATGGCGTAAAACATCATAGCGCATTGAAGCCGTTGCTTTGATTTTCCGCTTCGTGGAGGGTCATTTCTTTATCTAACCGCACGATAATTTCAAGGTTCAGCTGCGCGGTTCCCTTTGCAAAGTTCTGCATTTCAAAGTGCGTTACCCAGGGTATCACATAATCATCAAGGCAAATCTGGCCCTGATCGTTAAACCGGAACAGTGCAAAGTTATGGTCTGAGTGCGAAACAAGATTTTTATTCACTTGGCCCATTGTTTCCTCCCTTAGTTGTAAGTTGTCATTTTGACAACTTTGTGTTGCGCCTATATCTTATTACAGATTGCCGTAACGGTCAATTAGCAAAACGCACAAATTTCAGGTTTCGCGCTTTACTATCCGGTTTTTCGGCCTTTTGCGTCCGTGCTTTGGTGGGGTGGTTAAATCAGGCAGTTTCATGGCTGTTTTCCCTCCGTGCTCGGTCTTGCAGCACAGCGCGATACAAGGCTTCAATGGTTGCCGCATTGCGGTTTTGGTAATTCTTTAGACGTTCCACGTTATTCATTGTTGATTCCTCCTGTGTTTTTTGACTACAGTAAGAATCTTAACATGTTTTTTATGCCATGGCTTCCATTTATTTCCATGGCATTTTTGGGAGAAATATTTCTTTATATTTTCTTGACTGTTGTTGTATAAAAATCTTACCGCATTTAGAGCGCAAAACATGTAAAAAATTGAGGGTGATGAAATGGAAAGTAGAGCTGATTTCCGAGAACGTGAAGGATTTATTCTTTCGCAGTGCCGGTTGGAATCCGGGCTTTCGCAAGAATATGTAGCCCGGCAGATGGATGTGAACATCCGCACGGTGCGCAACTGGGAAGAAGGGCTTTCCCCTATCCGAAACGATGATCTGTTGATGTGGTTCACCGTCTGCAAACAATCCCCCTGGCGCTGGCTGCAGCGCATCTGGATGCCGTCTGCATTCAGCGATGCCGATACGCCAAACTGGACGGACGAGCAGGTAGACAAGGCACTTTCTGATTATATCGCCCAAATGCCGAGCCAATACAAGCGCCGCCTGCTGTATATCCTGTGTGGGGCGCATGGAAGCGATTGGGCAGGCCAGATAGACTTGTTATGCGCTAACGCTCATACGTCCATGCAAAGCCGTGTACGCGTCTGTCAGGCCGTAATACAGAACTATAGAATAGATACCGCAACAGGTGCAGACCCTTGCCCGGAAAGCACCAAGCCGGACTTTGACCGCCTGCAAATATGCCTGCAAGCCGGAGAAGCTGCCGTTCTGGCAGGCAACGGCGAATATAACGCAAGGGAAAAATAAAAAAAGGCAAATTTTTTGCCGAATTTTGTCTAACCCATTGCAAAGATAAAATAGAATTATTATAATGAGGGTGCAAGGAAACTTGCGAAGATACAGCCGTAGAGCGCGGCTGTCGCGGGAAAAAGAAAGCTCAAGTGTTGACTTCGTGGTAGAGCGCCACGAACGGAAAATAAAGAAAGCTCGATTGAAGAGCCGCCCCCTCATTGATTTGAGGGGGCATTCTTTTTTGGATTACATTTATTTGTCCGAATCATTTTATCAGGATTATATTGGCTGCGCCGAAATAGAGCAAAAGCCGACACGTCCATACATAAGGATATGCGTAAAAATAAACGGGGTTTTGTTTGCTGTGCCCATGCGGTCACACATAAAGCACAAGCATGTGCTTTGGACAAACGAAGCAGCAGGCTGTGGTCTGGATTTTTCAAAAGCCGTTGTTATAACTAAATCTGAATATATAAATCGTTCCCAAAGGCCGCACATCCGGCAAGATGAATTTAATTCTCTAAAAGGAAAAGAGTTTATTGTACGGCAAAAAATGGAACAGTATATAAGAGATTATAAAAAGGCTGCAGCACGGCTGGATGTGCCAAGAAATAAGGAATTGTGCCGATATAGCACACTACAGTATTTTGAGAGGTACATATAAAGCAAAAATCCCCTGCCGGTGGTGCCACACCAGCAAGGGATAAAGGGCTGTCAACATGAAAAGTTGACGGTTTCATTATAAAACATTTTTTGGAGGGCTGCAAGATGAAAAAGGATTTGACAGTTGGGCTCTTTCACAGAAAAGACGGAAGATACCAGCGGAAAGAGATGATAGGCGGCGTTTGGAAAACCTTTTCAGCTAAGACACCAGCAGAGGTTTGGCAAAAGATTGAGGATGCCAAAGAAGAGCAGGAAGAAAAGGAACAGCAGGAAAAGGCAAAAGCATCCGCCGGGCCGCTGTTTGAAACTGTGGCAAACGAATATGAAATCATTGTCTCCGGCATGAAAGAGGGGACAAAAAGAAGTTATCTGCCAGCCATCAAGCGTGCCAAAACCGAATTTGGTGAATACAGAATGCGGGAAATTGAGCCTTACATGATTGCAGAGTTCCTGCGCGGGCCTGAAATGGCCGGGAGGGCCGCAACGACCGTTTCAAACCAAAAGACTGTGATAAATAACATCTTTCAGTATTGGATTAACAGCCCTAAGTGGCGTGGGGATATAAACCCAGCAACGCAAACTAAAATGCCGCGCGGCCTGCATAAGGGCAAACGACAGCCCCCAACAACAGCCGAAGTGCAAATCGTAAAGGAACACTATCTTGACCCTGATGCACTTCTCCCCGTTGCTTATCTCTGCACAGGAGAACGGCGCGGTGAAATGTGCGCCATTCAGCTGAAAGACATTGACTTTGAACGAAATGTTATCAGCATATCAAAGACCGTTACACATATCGGTAACGAACCAATCTTAAATGACTTTACAAAAACCCCTGCCGGTATCCGGGAGGTTCCCTTATTGGGGATGTTAAAAGACGCATTGCAGCCAATACGAACGCTGCCAAAAAACACCTATATTGTGGGCTTAAAAACAGAACCAATAACGCGCAAGCAATATGATATTCTCTGGGCGCGGTTCTGGAAGAAATACGGCGTTGCACAGGCAGTGCCAAAAACTAAACAGGTACATCGGCGAAACAGAGTAGAAACTGTAAAATACACTGTTTGGAAAGTTCCCGTTTGCGGGCACCAGTTCCGTCACGAGTATGTTTGCATGCTGGCAATGGCAGGAGTAGCAGAAGAAATAGCCATTCAACTTGTGGGCCACGCTAATGCTAAAATGATTCACGAGGTTTATTTGTCTATAAAGCCCCAAATGATGGAAGATGCCCGCAAAAAATTGGAAAGCGTTTTGTAGGGAAAATGCAAAAAGTACAATAAAAGTCACTTATCAAATGTTAAAATTTTGCTCTGTACAGTAAATCGGATTTGTGAAAATTTTCGATTTTTGTTTTGGTGCAAGTTTGGTTTTTATACATAAATTCCGCGTTATATCGAAGTTGAAACCGAGTTCGAGACTCGTATCCCGCTCCAAAATGAATATTGTCGATAAGACAGCAAAAAGCCGTTAAGTAGCGATACTTAGCGGCTTTTTTCTTGTTCAAAAACGTTCAAAAACGTTCAAAAATGTATATTATTCATGGTGCATTCATGGTGCATACACTTTTTGCAATCCGTTTTATCGGGATTTTGGTGCGTTTTTGGTGCGGGATTTGTGCAGGGTTAGCACAGACTTTTTTGCAATTATTTTTTTATTTTTGAGCCAGCAAAAGCAAAGAACGGCTGCAAGCTATTGTGAAGCCGTCCTTTGGGAAAAAAATATTTTATGAAGTCCTTTTCAAATCGTGCATCAATCCTGCATACGTTTCCGGTTTTGCTTCCTTTAGTGCATCCATAAATTCATCTAGCACGCGCCAAGCATGGCCGGAATCTGCACTTTTCATGGTTTCCAAAAATTCACTCATTCTACAACACACTCGTAATATTTTTCCACTTTGTTTTTGGAAGCATCTTTGTCATTGATGAATGCCGCCGCCAAGTCTGCATAAAATTCAGCCATGTTCACGTTGTGCTTTTTAGCTGCCGGATAGTAGTCACTGAACATCATGTTCATGGCCGCATAGAATTCTTCTTTTGTGCAATCCATCCCACGCGGGGCCATGTAAGTAGAGGTCTGTTCTATCGTCCAGTGTTCGCCAGTGGAGCCATCAGCGTTTTCCATGTTATGCACCCATTGTTTCAAGTCGCCGGAATCTTTTGCGATGCGAAGCATTCTTGCAAAGTCATTCATGGCAACGTAACAGCGCACAATGCTTTCAAATTCTGTCAGGCTTTTGGAGGATATTGCATCACCCATGCAATAATAGGCTTCTTCCATCAAGCGCTGTTCATAGTCCTCAAAGTCCTTGTATGTAAGCTCTTTCAAGCCTTACACCCCCTGTTCAGCGCATATCCTCCGCATAGCGGCGTTTATATTCGCGGTCATCCTGGTCTGTGTCCATCCTGCGGCGCATGTCATCCGCATAACGGCGGTCACGGCGCATATCGTTGCCATAACTCCCGCGCATTTTTGCTTCCCAACCGCCATCATGGCTGTAACCCTCTTCTTCCATGATGTCATCAAGGTTGGCAATGCTCTGTGTGACCTTGTAAACCACGTCAAGATCACGAACATTCAAAGTGCCGTGACGGGAAACTTCATCCAGTTCATCACAAAGCATTTCCCGGATGTCATTCATTGCTTTCATGCTCATTGTTATTTTCCCCTTTCTTAACTTTCACGTTCAACAATCAGATTGCTGTTGGATACGGAAATTGCCTGTGTACTGCTGTTTTCCGCCGCTATTGTTACGCAGCATCCACGAGGAACCTCGACAAATGCAGCAATGTAAATATTGAAGAAATTCTCAACTGCCGCAGGTGTCACGGTTGCTGTGGCGCTATTCAGCGGCTCACCATTGATTGCAAGAGAAGCTGAAATCGCTTCAACTGTTCCTCCAGTTGGAATTGCAATATTCGCCCCAAACGAAATTTTGAATCGTGCCTTGCACTGATTTGTCAAACCGCGCAGCGTTACAATGCCAGACCCGGCACGGTGAACAATGCAGCTTTTTCCGCAAACTGCCGTTTCGGTAAGCGGCACATTCTGCCCTGCGGCAATGTTCACGATACTGGAATTCGTAAATTCAGCCATAAAATCGATCCTTTCATATAAATATAGCGGCGGGACTGTTGCCCCGCCGCTTTTTTGCAAAATCAGCACGGAGCTGAACAGTTTCCAATTTGGAAACAGTTGCTATTGCTATTCGGTTTTAGCAGTTGCAGGTTCCGCAGTTCCCATACTGATACGGTGCGGGAACAGGGAAAGCCGGAACAGGGCGGGGATTGTAGTAGGCGAGCTGCCCGCTCATATAGGCTTTCAGCGTTTCATTCTGCGCTGCCTGACTTGCGGCAAGCTGCGCAGCAAAAAGCTGCTGGTTCTGCTCTGCAATCTTGGCATCCTTAGCTTCAATGCGCTGCGCCGTCAGTGCGTCAAGCACCGCGCGGGCGTTGGCGTTCTGATTCTCGATGATGTCCCGCGTGCCGTTCTGGATAGTCTGGCGCGTGTCGCAAGCCTGCGTTGCCATGTTGTAATTTACGCCCTGAATCGCTTCGCGGGTTTCGCAGCAGCAATTGGCCTGCTGCATCTGCATGGCATTCAGCTGCTGCATAAATGCGGCCTGCTGGTTTGCACGGCTGATTTCAGCCGACATAAAGCCCTGCTGCATAGCGTTCTGCACGCCGTTGACAAGCTGCGCCTGCTGGTAGAAACCATCGCACAGGCCGTTGTTCACGACGTCTATTTTGCGCTCAATGTTGGCAAAATCAGAGGTCAGCACATAGCCGTCAACCACCCCAGCGCCGTTGCCAGCATTGTTGCCCCAGCCGTTACCATTGCCCCAGCCGCCAGCAAAAATGAACAGAAACAGCACAATCAGCCACAGAGCGCCGTTATCGCCCCAGCCGAAGCCGCCACCATTAGAATTGGCGTTTGCAGGCTGAACAGGCATTGTCATAACAGTGCCGTCAGAAGAAAGACTCATGTTTAACTCCTTTCAAAAGTTGAATGTATTGTTCACCGTGCGCACGGTTTGAACCTACTTCATAAATGTTTGAAACTGTTGTGCCATAGCTTGTAGCTGGTTTAGCTGCTGCTGGCTCATTTTTCCAGATTGCAGCAGCTTTTGAACTTCTTGCTTCGGGTCGCCTTGGAAATTTGCCCGAAATTGCTGAAACTGCTGCATCATCTGCTGAAATTGTCCCATCGCGCCCGGCATTTTGCCGCCACCTAAAACGTTAAACAGAGGGTTGCTCATTGTCTGCCTCCTTTTTCTTGCGCGTTAAAGGCTTGTCTGCCGTCAAAGCGTCAAAGCGAGCTGTCAGAGCGTTAAACTCCTGCCGTGTGACATATTCTTCTTTCGGTTTTTGCGCTGTCTGTGTAGGCTGTTTCTGGCTCGTCGTGCGTTCCGAGTAGTCAAAAACGCGCAAAGGCTGCGGCATACCGCTGGCATCGGTGGATTTTATGTAAAATGTGCTGTTTTCACTGTCCATCAGCAGCACGCTGTTCCCTGCCGCCACCATATACGCTTTGGCTCCTTCTTCTCCCTGCACCCAGATAATAGGCGCGGTCTGCTGCGCTGTTGGCTGCTGCTGCGGATACGCCGCCTGCCGGAGCTGTGCAAGCTGATCTGGCATAGCCGACGGCATCTGCTGCCCCATCGGATAATAGTTCGGCATATAGCCGGGCTGATACGGTACGCCAAATGCCATAGTAAATCATCCTTTCTGCCAATAATACAGCGGCGTTTCGTCGCCACTGTCCCAAGTATCAAGCCAATCACCATCAACAACAGCGACAACGTGCGTTGCCATAGCCAGAATATATACGCCCGTCGGATTGTCGGCGGCGAAATCCGCAACAGTGTAACAGTCTGGGCAGCTGTTCGGAATTGCCGAACGGTTCCACCCGCACCGCCGCAGATAACTGCCCCAAACATAATTAGCAGTCGGCATATCATGCAGCAAATAGCCCTCAAGTGCTAATGCTGCGTATATATCTTCCCAGCTTTTCCCTGTTCCCGCCGCAATGGCCCGAACAGTGCAATCTCCAACACGCTTGTTTTCTGGATTTAGATTGATTTGTGTGTAAGCCATTTTTGTTTCCTCTAGCTTAATTATAAAAAAATAGACGTAAAAACGTGCGACACGAACGCGACAGTTTTACGCCAAGTTTATACAAAATATTTTTCAAAGGTCTATTTACAATACTACTTTAGAGTAGTATAATATAAGCAAGATAAGAAATAAACACACAATTATAACAGGAGGAAAACAAAATGACTAACACCATTATTAACAACATCAACGCAGATATCATCAGCAAGGCAAACGAAGCGAACAAGGCCGAAACCGAGCGCATCGTTAACACCTATCAGCAAATGTGGGGTAACGGAGATAGCTTTATAGCGAATGACATGGCTTTTCTTTTTGGCGGTGCACAGCGCAGCGGATTGAATGATGACGAAGAGATGGCAGCAGCTGTCAAGGCCGCAGAAACCGACCTGGTTTATAAAGTTATCATCAAGACTTGGTTCAAGGATATGAGCCGTGCAGATGCTGTTGCTATCTGCAACAAACTTTTTGGCAGCAGAGACAGCATTCAGATTTTTTCCGCAACACTAACCGCAAACGATGTTGCGCGGAATTGGAATGCCGAGCACAGCAACGAGAAGCCCATTTACATGACCACCCGCGCTATTGAGGAGACTTTTGGAAGCATCTAAGGATGCAGGAGGCATCAAGATGGACATTACTCTCAAGGAATACGCTTTTCGACACGGCAGAACCCCCGCAACCGTGCGGCAGAAAGTTTTGCGCGGAGGATTTAAGACCGCGCACAAAATGGGCCGTGACTGGCTCATAGACGAAAATGAGCCTTATATTAAGCGCTCGACAAGGAATTCGAGGCAAAATCAAAAGGCAAAAGACGAGGAGGGGCAATGAAATGAAATCGTTGCCCCCGTTACCATCAAAAATGGTTACTGCATACCTTCTTCCGAACGAGCTATCCGCACTTTCAAACTTGCAAAAAAGGATGAAACTTGAAAGTCTTTCGGATGCGGCAAGGTATTGTATCTTAAAATGAAAATTGCCAGTGTATCCACTTCCACAACGTTCTGATATCGCATTTTACTATAGGAAAAGAATGGACATAGCCTTACACTTTGACGAATATGCTGTATTACAAAACATTGTCAGCACAATGTCAAAGCAGTCCGGAAAAAACATTTCGATATCAACTGCAATTCGTAGCGCGATTGTATATGTATCGAAGCAATAAAAACAAGAAAGCCCCCGTTTGTGATACATTCAATCACAAACGGGGGCTTTTCTTACCTTATTTTATTTTTTATCGCTCGAACTCTCCGATTAACCGTCCTTTCACTGCAATACAATTCCGCCGCAATATCGGCGTTGTGTAGCCCGCGCCGCCGCAAATCCAACACGGCGTGTTCGTCATCGGTCAGGTCAAAGCATAGGTCATCATAGTCGCTGCGGCTCATTCGGAAGTCAAACTTACTTCCCATTGCCAAAGCCCTCAAGAATCTGCTTGAACGCCTGGTGCAGGCCAGTGGATGCCAGCCCGCTTGCAAGGCCTGACAGAATCACGGTAGCGGTAATTTCAGGCCAGTTCATCCAGCATGCCAGTGCGACACCAAGCGCCGCGCAAATCGTGGGAATATACCGGTTGTCAACATCCTTAATCCACTGCTTGACAATCCAGCCCACGCACAGGCAGATGCCAACAATCACGGGGATCATATATTCGGACAGAAAAGAAATATCCATTTTGCTTTCTCCTTTTTTTAGCCGATCAAATGCTTCTGCAAGGCTTCCTTTGCTTTCTGCATCTGGTCAATGTTGTTTCCGTCAAGGTTGTGGTCAAGCAGGGCAAGCAGTGCCTGCATGGTCACGTGCTGCCCCTCGTCCATGCGGTCAAGCCGGTGTTTGTCGTTTTTCAAGAATCCCTCAACCGCTGAAACGCGGCCCTCCAACTGTGTAATGCGTTTGTCCTGGTCGGCTTTAGGCTTTTTCACTGCGGTGATTACTTTGCTGATAGCCACTCCCCCGGCATACAGTCCGGCAGCAGCACCCGCCGCGTAAATCAAAAATGCCCAGGCTTCCGCGATCGTAAACGAAAATACATGCTGCATTGGCATCACACCTCCACGATAGGGATGCCGTAGGCTACAGCGGCATCGTGCTCAATGCGGCACCCGCGATAGTCCTGCCAGCCAGGGGCGAACACCACAAAATCAGCGGCGCCCAGCAGCTTGAGGCTTTCGCCC